GGCAGGGTAGCGGATAATGACGATGCCAGAGCCTCCTGAGCCTGATGGTGCAGGGCCATTTGAACCCCCACCGCCACCACCACCTGTATTGGCTAAACCACCACCACCGAACGATGATGCTGAGTAGAGCGCACCATTACCACCCCCGCCACCACCACCCAAAGAAGCGTTTGTTAAAGTAGTAGCGCCGCCGCCGCCGCCAGCGTACTGAACTTGTGTGCCAGATATGGATGAACTTAATCCTGTCCCACCAGAGCCACCACCATAAGCGCCAGCATTACCGCCTACTGAACCTGCGCCACCACCACCACCAGCAGAGTTATAAGTTGTGTTGTGTGTTCCGCCAGCATTACCTTGTCCAGCCGTTCCAGCCGCACCTCCACCGCCAAAAATTGATCCACCACCACCTGAACCGCCAGTATTACCCGCTTGTAAAGTCGTTCCTCCACCGCCACCACCAGCAATTGCGGTAATAGAACCAAAAACAGAATTAGAGCCGTTGTTTCCAACTGCACCTGTCGAAGTATTTAGCCCTGCACCGCCAGCACCAATCGTAACGGTGTAAGAAGTTCCAACTGTTATAGAAAACCCTGTTGCAGTTAGTAAACCACCCGCACCACCACCGCCACCGACACCCGAAGTATTAGTTTCACGTCCACCCCCGCCACCACCAGCGACAACCAAATACTCAACAGTGGTAACTGGCGAATTCAAACCAGTTAATGCTGCTGAAAGTATTCCGCCAGTATAACGCTGTGACATTGTTAGATTAGGTTATAGCTTCGTAACTTGCTACTAATTCCAGTGCGCTGGCTGTTCCTACTGTGGCTACCACACTCTGAGTTTCTGTTACATAAAATGATGTAGTTTTATCTGTTAGAATCAATGACGCATTTGATGGTACACTAATTTGATATGCTATTCTATACGCTGTACCACCACCACTAATAGCACTATTAATTGAAAGAGTTATTGGTACTGCATTACCAGTAACATTTGAAACAGTTATATTTTCAATTTTATGTACAGTATTTGCTGATGGTGTCAATGCGGTCCATGTATTGACACTTGTATTAGCGGGAATCAAATAGGTGGTATTCCCTGTTATAGTTGTTGCCGCTAGAATATTTGGATTGGCCATTTAATCGCTCCCGAATAATATTGATTGAGCATAACTTTTTGCCGGTGTAATACTCAATGTAGTTGTTAATCTTGTATTTAGCATTAATAACGATGTTGAGATTACTTCCATATCCGAAAAGATAACACTTTTAATTGGCAATGAAGATACGGGAGGAGAGAATGTGGTTCCACCTGCTATTCTAACTCCACCTGAGAATGTTACTGTCATATTTCACCTGAAGGTTTTAATGTAGGTGGAATACCCGCTCTACTAGTATTAAACCCAAATGCTTTGGCATTCTTTTTAATAGAATTAGGTTTCACATCCACCGTTAATCCGGTTTTCCACCGAGGATCATTTTTCTCTTTTTCACTTGGAATATACCCACTTGCTTCTGATATTCCCCCGCGATACTGTCTATCTTTTAGTCCACCATATGGATTTATTGGTGGTGTCTTTTCAGCAGCAAATTGCATTGGAGAATCTTCATCTATATCCTGATACATAGTTTCAATCGTTAACTTTTCACTATGTAACCGATCCCTTAATGCGTATAGTTTAGTAATTAGCCCCTGACTACGCAATGCTTTAAACGCTAAATTCTCAGGACCAAATTCACCACCTTTCTCTAACCCTGCTTGTCTATATCGCTTGATAGTCTTTAATACTTCTAATATTTTTTTTAAGTTTTTTGATCTTAATGCTAAATGAATTAATTTTTCTAATTTGTCAAATTTGGCTTTAGTTGCGTTTTGGTCTAAGTTTGCTCTGCGCTTAGTGGGATATCTTAACCATTTATCTTGTAATAAACTATACTCACCTAAACTTTTTACAGGTTCGGCTTCATCTTGTACATATAACTCTACAGGAATACCATGTACAGTAATGTTATGTGAATCATTGTAAATAGTTTTCTTGGCATTAAACAACTCACGGTATACATCATCATTGTTCATATTACTCATATCTACTATAATATGTAAATCTAAATCACTATGTGGTGTATAACTATATGCTGCGTTGGATCCTGATACAGTAATATCTTTAATGTTTAAGTTTTGTATACCTAAATTATCAGTGAAATCCTTTGCGATTAATAATAATTGCTTTTTTACCTGTGGTAGTAATTTTTGACCTACAAATAATTTAGGATTTAATTGGTTATGGAATGTTACTGCATCCGATAACTTAAATGATTCTAGTGTTTTAATGTCCATGTATATATTTATCTGGACTCAATTATTAAAAAAGGGGCTTAAGCCCCCTTTTTATGCTGGCTTAATTGATGTAACTTCTTTACCGTCTTTGTCAATTAGTTTTAATCCTGTTGCCATTTGTTGTTCTAAGAACATTGGTCCAACAGTCTTAAGTAAGTGTTCTTGATTTTCCATACAGAAAACATAACTACCACTATGGCGTAGTAATACACGCTTGTCTACCCAAATCTTTCCACCTAAATCACGCCAATTTTCGCAGAAGGTCCAATCCTCAGAATAATAACGATTTTGACGAACCGCTGTATCAAAATAAGTTTTCAAGTGCTGATCATATTTTGGATCAAGTCCAATATCATTCTTGTATTGTTTAACTGCTGGATGAGTTTTTAACTTTTCAAATACATGTTTCTTCATTAACAAGAATCCTGTACCTGCTTTACTAACTTCTTGTAATCCATCGGGTCCTTCTTCAGCACCTTCAAATCCATTAACTACCCATTTGATGGGCATAGTTTTCATTGGATACAATCCACCAATAACATCTTTATCACGGTTAAGCAATACTAGTAGATGCCATGGTTCCCAACCAATATCTGCGTCAACAAAGAATAAATGTGTAGCATCAGGCATATCTAGAAACTTAGCAGTCAATGTGTTTCTTGCACGGCTGATAAGACTTTCATTGACCATTGTTTCCAATGTCCAATCAATGCCAAGTTGTCTAGCAGTATTAGCCCACTTAATGAAACTCATAAATGTAGATTCAGTAAGCATACCACCATAGCATGGCATTGAAATATGAACTCTTGTAGTACGCAAGAAGTCTACATTAACTTGAACCTGACCGGCTTGTGGAGCTTGCTCTGCTGGCTTCTCTTCTGATGTTTGTTCTTGTTGTGCCTGCTCGGCAATTTCCTGTAGTTCTTCTACAGGGACTGTTTTTTCTTCTGACATGTGATCCTCATAAATGATACAGTTATTTACTGTACGAGGATACTGTCAAATTATTTTTCTTCTAAATAATCTTGATTTATATCTTCATTTAGTGTGTCAGCAGTATCAGCAGCACCCATAACCTGATCTAACATAGCAACAACATTGGCTGCTAATGCAGGATTCTTTTGTGTTGCAGGATAAAGACTCATAACCATTGCGGTTTTACGCTTATCATTTAATGTGGGCCATGCATTACGAATCTCTGTAGCACTAGTAATACCAGGTCCAAACTCTACTGTAGGTAAATATGCCATATAAGCATGTTTAGTCAATGGTTCTAAATTGTTTTCATTTCCTTTATAAGGTAGTAAGTAGTTGCTTAATGGCTTACCTGTTCTTTTACCAACAGGCACTGAACCATCAGGATTTAAACTCCACGGTAAAGGTGCTTCGTTTTTATCTTTTTCACTACGAACAAAAATTAATATAGTATCTTCAGGATCACCGATTCTTTTAGCAATCTCAGGATCTTGTGATGAAAACTGTCTTGTAACTTCTACAAAGTTTTTAGGAGGAACACCTGATACTTGTGCTAATTTCTGTTTAACCTTAAAAGGAAATGGTCTATCTTTTTGTACATTAGTAGCACCGACTACTACATCGGCATCAGGAAATGTTTTTTTGGCAGTGTTATACAATGCCATATGTCCTGCATGAAAAGGATGGAAACCACCCGAAATTACTACCAAAGTTTTCATTTATTAAGCGGCTTTTGCTTTTTTAGCTTTAGCTGGCTTTACTTCTTCAACTACCGCTGTTTTAGCTTCTTTTCTAGCATTCTTAACTTCAGTGATTTCACCACGGCGTTGTTTAACTAGTTTTGCTACTTCTTGCAGTGCTTTACGGGCACGAGTTCCTGCAGCGGCATTACCACTTTCAAATTTAGCATCCTCTGCTAAAAATGAATCAAAATGCTCTTTCAATTGATCAACTGTTGACATGTGTATCTCCTTATTGTTACAGTTTTTTAATAACTTAATTTTACATAGTGTAAGATACCAGAGTTGAAATCTTCAATCTTGGCTCTCATGTAAACAAAATTCCCTTCGATGTTTGTATATACGCTAGCATTGCTTGCTAATTCAGGTGCTGTGTTAGGCGCAGCATTAGCATTTGCTACTAGCATATAAACTTGAAACCAATCACTACTTGTAGGACTAGTGGCTAGACTAGCCTCAATAACAATGTTACCTGTTACCTGAGTTAATTTAACGGCTACTGTTTGTAAATCACGGTTGCCTAAGTAATATGCAGCCGCTGGATTAGAAGTGCCTGTTACGGTGTATGGGGCACCATTGCCTGGATTAACATAGGCAGTTTCAGGTAACAGAATAAGTGTAGTAGCCTGGCTCATTACGCTGAAACCACTTCTACTACAATAGAATCGCCGACAAGTTCTTGAGCAACCTGCTCTAGTGCTTGCTGAATTTCTCTATTAGCAATAACTACAACATCTTTGCCTTCATGGTCTTTGACAATTTTACTAAACTTGATTACAATTGCATCCTCAACAATCTTTGCCATAAACACTCCGTTTGTAGAGTATTTATCATTCTATTCAGCCTGTTGCCGTTTTTCTAGTTTATATTTTTTACCAAATATATTGCCATGTACTATTAGTAGATAAGTCAACATACTTTCATCATCATAATCTATGAAATGTGCCGCATTGGTATATTTATGTCGCCATGTTCGCGGCATTATAGATAGCCAATGTTCAAATCCTTTACTAGGGTATAAAGATGTATTATTAGTAATCATACTACGCAAATTATCTAATACATTATTATCTACCTTGACTGCTTTAAGATGAATACGAAACTTATGCTTTGGATCTCTTACAAAAGTTTTAGTACCTACATAAGTTAAAACATTTTTAACTTCAGTATATTGAATATCTATTTCTTCACCTAAAGTTTTCAATGATTCAAGTAAAGTTAAATCATTACTAAACACACTAATATTATTACCCTCAATACGGTAAGTCATAAGTTTAGTTGGTTTATTAAGATTGCGCCAATCTATCCAATTTTCAATTGGCTGAATGTTAATTTCAGACCAATCTTTAAAAAATTTAGATCGAGGTCTATCTAGCCTATTAGGTAACTCTATTTTATCATCACAGTATATAGATACCCTGATACCTTTTAGATGAAATTTAGCCCGATACTTAAACTTGTTATAATAGTAATGATCCCGTTCTTCGTACTTATCAATAATTGACTTAGTTGACTTCAATGATTCCATCCTCATTTACCTTGGCTGCTAGTTTTTGAACAGTGTTGAATACAATTTCAGAATCTTCTAATACCGCTGTAACATTAGCATTTTTAATATTGTTGAATAGAATCTTTTTACTCAATGGTACACGAATCAATTCATCAATCTTACGGGCTAGTGGACGAGCACCCATTTTCTTATCATAACCTGTTTCAGCCAAATAAGTGATAACTGGCTCAGTAAGTTTAAGTGTGATGTTATGTTTATCAATAAGACTCTTTTTAAGTTCTTCGGTAAACTTAATAACAATTTTCTTAATGCTCAACATATCTAGTTTGTTAAACTTACATACTAGATCCAAACGATTTCTAAACTCAGGCTTGAAGAATTCTTTCAACGCTCGGTCATCTTCACCTGTTTTTTCTTGATCACCAAAGCCAATGTTATTGCGTTCACTATCACTCGATCCCAAGTTACTGGTCATGATAATAATAGTATTCTTACAACTTACTTCTTTACCATTACTACCGGTAATACGTCCTTCGTCTAGCATTTGTAAAAAGATATTAAAAATATCTGGGTGAGCTTTTTCTACCTCATCAAACAATAGAATACTATGTGGGTTCTTACTCAAATCGTTAATCAAACGACCACCTGATACTTGACTATCACCAAACCCAACATAACCTGGGGGAGGTCCAATCAAACTGCTAACGCTATGTTTTTCTCCATATTCGGTCATGTCATACTTAAGTAAAGGCATATCAAGGTTCTTACCTAACAATTTCGCAAGTTCAGTTTTACCTGTACCAGTTGGGCCTAAGAACAAGAAACTTGCTGTAGGCTTAGTATCATTACCAATACCTGCAAAACTAACATATACTCGCTCAAGGACTTTTTCAACGGTTTCATTTTGACCGTAGAGTTTACCTTTGATATTAATTTCCAAGTTCTGAATCTTACTGAAATTATCACCTTTTAGTTTATCAGCAGGTACTCCAGTATATTTTTCTACTTGTTCAAAGATAAGTTCTTTAGTAATTACCGCACCTTCATTACCCAATACACGCTGTTTAGCACAGGCTGCATCAAGCAAATCAATAGACTTATCAGGATTTTTACGGTCATGAATATAACGGCCTGAACTTTCTACTGCGGCTTTGATTGCTTCATCAGTGATTTCTACTTGATGGAAATCATTCAACCTAGTGCTTAATCCTGACAAGATACGAACAGTACTATCCTGACTTGGCTCATCAATACCAATACGATAGAACCTACGCATTAGCGCCCGATCTTTTTCAAAACTTTCGTAAAACTCTTCCCAAGTAGTACTAGCAATAACCTTAAGTGTACCTTTAGTAATTGCTGGCTTAATCATATTAGCAAAGTCTACACTACCATTGCTAGCACCACCCGCACCCTGCATAGTATGTGCTTCATCAATAAAGAGAATTGCTTTCTTTTTGGTGTTAAGTGCGTCAATAACATGTTTGACTTTTTCTTCAAAGTCACCGCGATATTTACTACCAGCAAGTAGACTACCAATCTCAAGTGAATACAATTGATAACCATTGAGAAACTGGGGGATATCTCCATTGTTGATAGCCTGTGCTAGACCTTCAACAATAGCAGTTTTACCTACACCTGGGTCACCTACCATTAGTACATTTGACTTAAACCGTTTAGCCAATACATTGATAATATCATCAAGTTCTTTGCTACGACCAATAACAGGTTCTAGTTTATTTTCTTTGGCTAGTGTAGTAAGATTGATAGTATATTCTTCTAAGATTTCATCTGCTTGTTGGTCAGACAAATTACCTGTATATTCTTGACCCTTATATGTTTTCTGCCAGTGTTGAACGAACTCAGCCTTATTAATACCATATTTCAACAAGAAATAATGAGCATGGCTATTACCCTCGCTAGCAATACTAAGATAAAGGTCAATAGTTGTTACTTGGCGACGACCTGTAAACAATACTTGTGTTACGCTACGGTTAATAACACGCTCTAAACTATTGGTTTTTCTTGGAGTAGTTTCATTATTTTTAGATTCAATGGCATGCATTCCGTTAAGATATGCATTCACTTCATCGTTCATTGTATCAATATCTGCACCAAAATTAACTAAACACTTTTTGAATGGTGGAAAGTTAATAAGAGACAATAACAGATGTTCTACTGTGCAATATTGATGATTTTTTTCTTTAGCAAAGGCAATAGCCCTTTCAATGATAGTTTCAATTTCGGGTGAATTACTCACATTAGTTTCCTTTTAAATATTTACACAGTTCTGTGTCGCAAAATAGTTTCAGAGATTTCATCGGGCATAGTATCAGGAATGAAGGGTTTAAGCAATATAATTTGGTCTCCGTATAAATGCGAGTTTGGTATGGGCATACCTTGTCTTGGTATTTTTAGTTGCATCCACGGTTGTGTTTTGGGATGTACTTGAACTTCTAATGTTTTTCCACTAATAGTGTTGAAATGAAAACTTGTACCTACAATCAAGTCTAACACACTTATGCTTTGATTACAATACAAATCGGCATTTTTACGCTCAAATCTAAGATGTTGCATGGCATGGAATTCTATAACTAATACTCCATTCTTTACAATGTTTTCATATTTAATTTGACTACCTGATTCAACTCCTTTAGGTACATCAACATTGACTGCTTTAAGCCCAGTAGGCAATTGTAGATTAAGAACTCTTTGTGTTCCTGTATACATTTCTTCTAGGGTAAGCATTACCTGAGTTCTGAATACTTGATGGCCAGGTTGTTGAAATGGATTACCTTGACGCATACCAAACATTTGACCAAATATGTCATTAATGTCAGGTCCTTGCTGAAAATGAAATCCACCGGGGAATCCACCAGGAAACCCTTGAGGCATGGGATTGTCGTATTGTTGCCTCTTTTCCGAATCACTTAGTGTACGGTATGCCTCTTCAATTCGTTGAAAGGTAGCAGTATCACCGCCTTTATCTGGGTGATTTTGACTAGCGAGTTTACGGTATGCTTTTTTAATTTCATCAGGGGTAGCATTTTTAGCTACCCCCAAAGTCTGATAGTGATCTGTCATTCAATGAATATAGCATACAAATTGTATGCCGTCAATTAGTTTGGATTAGCAAAATAAATAGTAGCACCTACTGGTTGTACAGCACGGGCATTGCCATCTGCAAAAACAGTTTTAAATTGTTGTACTTGTGCCACAGACAATTGTATTGGTTGTCTAAACAATACCCAAGAAACAATTTGAGGATATGATTCTTGTGTTAGTTGACGCTGTGGATTACCCCACCATGGACGACTGTTAGCAGGATCGGTAGTTGCAACACAGGTACTAGCGGCACCCAACGTGCCAATAGAAATTGGTGCAGTCAATCCACCGCTGTATCTATAACTTGGTGCTGTGTTGAAGTTGGCCATGCCCATCATTGTTGCAATGTTAAAACTAACAGTCTGACCTGATAATGCACCTGTGCTGTTAGCAGCTGGAATCGCATTAAACACATTGGTCCAAGCTGCATTTGGTGTACTACCGTTACCAACCATGCGTTGACCTAATACTAACAAACTATCTGCATTACATAATCCATAAGGACCTGTAACATCAGCTAGTTTAAAATAAACAAAGTGTACTTCTAGGTCAGTAACAGAATTGTTTATCCAGTGCTCTGATGGTCCATGAAAGTGAAATTCTAATAAACAGTATTGAGAACCACCAAATGTAATGCTAGGGGAACAACTACCTGCATTGGGGTTATTAAGTTTATATGTTCCCCAACGTGTATTGGCAATAGGATATGCATTTACACCACTGGGTGATGTGGCTAGAGTACATACATCACCTGCTCCACTATTACAAAATGCAGAATTTAATGTGTTTTGTGTTTGAAATGTAAAGGTAGCATTCAACCCACTGTAACTAGTAAACTGAACAGGACTACCTTGTGGAGAAGTTGTTGTGATATTTACTGGAGTTTGACTTTGAGCAAGTACAACTGATGAAGTAATACTTAACAGTGTTGCTGTTAGTATTTCTATTATTTTTTTCATTTAATATTTCCTTTAAAAAATTAAGACATCCCGGCAACTTTTTCTTTTGTTCTGCCGTATGCCGCTATACCCAATACTGCACCCATTGCAATATGGTAAAGACCTGCACCTTGAAGTGTTAATGGTTGCCATTGGCTAGTTACACTACCATGACTCAAGGATTGTAATAAACTCCATAATATGGGGAACACAACAAAGTCCATAGTACATGTTAACATATATATCCAGCCCATTGCCGGACGCCATTTTTTATTTATCCAATCTGTGTTGTTATTGGTAACTAATATATCTGAACCTTGTGCAGCATTCGGACCTGATCCTGTAAGTATAGGTTGATTGCCCGTATTCATATTGTTTGTGCCGGTGGATCCCATGCTGTTGGTTGTTCCACCAAATGAACTTGTTGACGCCCCGAACCCTGGATTTGCCCCAAAACCTGTTGTTGCTGATGAATCAAAACCACCGAATGCCCCGAATTCACCTGCTGGTGGTGTGCCAAATGCTGTAGGCCCACTTGCAGGTATGTTGGTTGTTGAGTTAAAGCTGTCATATGTTGTCCCTTTTGGGATCGCTGTAACTGCTGGATCGTTAGCTAATAATTCATGATGGGAATCATCAGTTACTGTTGGCTGTTCAAAATCAGTTTTCTTTGGTAGTATTGTTTGTGACATTTTACACCTTTTTTATTATTATGTATTTATATTAATTACAATTAATAGCCACTAAGTGTACTAAATGTTACAGCAGTATTAGTTATAGTACGATTATTACCACTATTATCAATCGCACTTGAATTTTGTAAGGTCAACAGGCTAGTGCCCGATATTGCGGGTAAATTGGTTCTTGGTGGAGTAAAGGTTCCTGTATACACAGCAGTACCTATTACTATGCGGAAATTTGACATGTAACCATTAAGACGATTAATATTACCATTACTTCTAGTACCAATGTATACTGGACCAGTATTACCTAAGGCATTACTATAACTACCTGCACTAAGTCGTGCTGTACCATCTATATACAGCTGGATTGCATTACTATTTCTAACCAAAGCATAATGATGCCAAGCATTTATTGAAGGTGCTGTAAATCCTCTAGTAAACGCACCTCCAAAAACTTCTACTAAAGTAGCCTGTAGTTGTAATCTACCTGTTGTTTCAGTTCCAATACTCCAAAAATTATGAGTATTGCTATTAAGTCTATACCCCCAACATTCTACGGTAAAGTTTTGGCTAGCAGCAATAGATGAACCGCTAACACCTACATAAAGTTGAGTATTTGTAGCAGCATTGAAGAAAGCTTGGTATAATTGGCTAGAGGTAGTTATACTATTACTTGAGCCACTATTAGGACTATTACCTGCTGAGTTAGTTGCATAAACTGTAAATGTATACCCGGTATTACCATTTAAGCCACTAACAGTAATAGTACCGGATCCTGATTGACTTAATGTACCTGTAATACCGCCGGGACTAGATACCGCGGTATAACTAGTAATAGTAGCTCCTCCATTATCTGCTGGAGCAGTAAATGCGACAGTAGCAGTAGATGCTCCGGTAGCCGTAGCCGCACCGATAGTAGGTGCACCTGGTACAATTGCTGCAACTGCCGCAGTAGAATTAGAATTAGCCGCGGTACTACCAGCTGAATTTGTAGCGGTTACTTGACACCGAATAGTATTACCTACATCAGCCGCGACTAGAGTATATGTGCTAGAATTAGCACTACCGATATTCGTACCGGATCTTTGCCATTGATAAGCATAACTAAAACTGGCTGGAGTGCCTGTCCACGAACCTGTAGTAGTTGAAAGAGTTTGACCGTTTGTTGCTGTACCCGTTACTGCCGGGGCAACTGTATTAACCGGCACACTATAAGTTGTTATAGAATTACTATTGCCACTATAATTGTAACTATTACCAACACCATTAGTCGCATATACTTGAAATGTGTATGCTGTGCCACTGGTTAATCCACTTACACTAATAGTACCTGAACCTGATTGACTTAGTGTTCCAGTAATATTGCCAGGTGTAGAAACCGCGGTATAACTAGTAATAGCACTACCAGCGTCACTTGATGGTGCAGTAAATGATACAGTCGCAGTTGTTGTTCCAGTGGCTGTAGCAGTACCAATTGTGGGAGTCCCTGGTAGTCCTGCAGGTGTTGCAGAATTACTCGCAGCACTATTTGCACTATTACCTGCGCTATTAGTTGCATATACTACAAATGTATATGCAGTACCTGTTGTCAATCCACTAACTATAATAACACCTGAACCTGCCTGATTTAGTGTTCCTGTAATACCGCCGGGGGTAGAAACTGCGGTATACTTAGTAATAGGACTACCGCCATCGCTTGCTGGTGCGGTATATTGTACTGTAACACTAGTATTATCCAACCTACCAGCTGCACCAATGCCAGGTGCACCTGGTACATTACCCGATGAAGTACCTAAACTACCCAATAACATTCCTAATAGTGAGGTCATTAAGTCAACCCAGTTCCTGAAATATACCAAGTATCAGTAGCAACTTTAATAATACTGCATAAGCCATAACTAGCAAGAGTTCTATTACCAGTACTTGCTGTACCGGTTTGTCTCATAGTTACTCCTACACCTTGTGTAACAGTTATTGAAGAAGCACTAGAATTTACAACGGTCAATACAGTACCTATATCAAATGCTGCGGTACTATTAGGAGGCACTGTTACCCCGGCAGATACATAAACATGTTTAGCGCTATCTGTTAAGGCAAAATTACCTGATGTAGTAGCACTTTGTGGTACTGCTTTATAACCAACAGCATACATATTTGAAGCGCCATCAGTTATTGATAGTGTTGTACCGCTCCATGTTAAATTAGCAGATCCAGCCGCTACACCACCATTATTATATAAAACTTGTGTATTAGATCCTCCGACAGGACCTGTAGCACCTGAATAACCACTAGTGCCAGTGTATCCTGAAGTACCCGTATAACCGCTGATACCCGTGTACCCGCTAGTTCCACTGTCACCTTGTACGCCAGCAGCTACAAAAGCCCAAGAACTAAGAGGGCCAATCCCCGCAGTAGAAGAATTAGTCACACTTAATTGTAGTGTAGTACCACTAAATGAATTAATAGTGCCTTCCATATAGTTGGTGTTTGCTGTAGTGAAGAATGCTCTTACTCGTTGACCGGTTCTAAATGCGGTTTGTGTATCTGATAAATTTGTAGTGAATGTGACTGTCCCACTACTTACAATTGTTAGACTTGTTCCAGATGTTAGCCCTCCGTAACCTAGACCTGAATAACCACTTATACCTGACCCTGAGTAGCCACTGATACCTGAATATCCACTTACTCCAGTATAGCCACTTACACCTGATGTACCTGAATATCCACTTGTTCCGGTATATCCTGAAGTACCTGTGTAACCACTGACACCGGTGTATCCTGAAGTACCTGTGTAACCACTGACACCGGTGTATCCACTGACACCAGTATAACCACTTATGCCTGAATACCCACTAACACCTGATGTACCTGAATATCCACTTACTCCTGAATATCCACTTACTCCTGAGTAACCACTGACACCTGTGTAACCACTAACACCTGTGTAACCACTTACTCCAGTATAGCCTGAAGTACCTGAATACCCACTGATGCCTGATCCTGAATATCCACTGACACCTGTGTAACCACTTACTCCAGTATATCCACTGATACCTGAACCTGAATATCCACTTACTCCAGTATAGCCACTGATGCCTGTATATCCGCTAGTTCCAGTATATCCTGAAACACCTGAATAGCCACTTACACCCAATGTACCTGAATAACCACTATATCCTGATATAGCGCCCGGCGCATAAGCATATCCACCTAGAGTTGTGACTTGTATTATTTCTCCATTACTTGGTGCAGAACTAAATGTCAAAGTTGTACCTACTACAGTGTATGCTGTAACAGGTTGTAACACACCGCCTACTGCTGCTAGTGTATAATTAATACTTGTAGGTGTCACACTTAGTGTGAATGCTGTTTGAGATCCATTGCCAGTAAAATTATCTACAGTTGAAGTTAATGTACCACCTATTCCACTATATCCACTTACACCTGAATAACCTGAGAATCCACTTACACCGTTAGTTATTGCTAAGATTACGGGTAAGTTATTAGCAAAATTAGTAGTGCCTGTTCCGCCTGAACCCACTGCCACTACTGGGACAGTCCAATATCCAGTATTATTTGTAGGAGTACCATTAATTTCAAATATCTGATAATTGTCACTCAGTGAGGTATCTTGTATAGTAATATTTTCTGTTTGGCTTAGTAATGCTAAGAATATGTCAATATCAATGCTATCTGTGGTTATATGATTTATGAACAGTTGAGTAGAATTTATTTGTGTACTATTATTCCAAATAATATCACCAAGTCCAGGTGGCGCACTCTGAGTATTAGCATCAGCGAGATAGTTGAAGTAACTACTTGAAATACCCGGGCTACCACTAAAGCCTGAAAGACCTGAATATCCACTGATTCCTGATCCTGAATATCCACTTACACCTGATCCTGAATATCCACTTACACCTGATGCACCTGTATAACCACTTACTCCAGTATAGCCACTTATACCTGATGTACCTGAATATCCACTTACTCCAGTATAACCACTTACACCTGATGTACCACTTGTTCCAGTATAACCACTTACGCCCGATGTACCTGAGTATCCACTTGTTCCTGTGTAACCACTGATACCTGATGTACCTGAGTATCCACTAACACCTGATGTACCTGAGTATCCACTAACACCTGATGTACCTGAGTATCCACTAACGCCGGTATAACCACTTTCGCCTGAATATCCACTAACACCTGATGTACCTGAATATCCACTTATGCCTGATGTACCTGTATACCCACTTACGCCCGAGGTACCTGAATAACCACTAATACCTGTATATCCACTTACACCTGATGTACCTGAATATCCACTTATGCCTGTATATCCACTTATGCCTGTATATCCACTTATGCCTGTATATCCACTGACACCTGAATAGCCACTTTCGCCTGAATATCCACTAACACCTGATGTACCTGTGTAACCACTGACACCAGTATACCCACTGACACCCGAAGTACCGGTGTAGCCCGAAAGACCTGAATACCCACTGACACCAGTATACCCACTGATACCCGAAGTACCGGTGTACCCCGAAAGACCTGAATAACCACTAGCACCATCACTACCAGTTCCACCTGAATAGCCACTTACACCTGATGCACCTGAGTATCCACTTGTTCCAGTATACCCGCTGACACCTGTGTATCCACTTACTCCGGTATATCCGCTAGCACCAGTATATCCACTGATACCTAACCCTGAATAACCGCTGTAACCTGATACAGCACCTGGTGCAAATACATTTCCCCCAAAAGTTGTAACCTGTATTACTACTGTGTTTACTGGAGCCGAACTAAATGTTAATGTAGATCCTGTAACTGAGTATGTTGTTTGTGGTTGTAATACACCACCTACAGATACTATTGTATAATTTATATTTGTAGGTGTAGTAGACAGTGTGAATGCAGTTTGAGATCCATCACCTGTAAAATTATCTACTGTTGAAGTTAGTGTGCCACCTTGTCCACTATAACCACTTACACCTGTATAACCGCTTATACCTGCTGCACCTGAGTATCCACTTATACCTAACCCTGAATATCCACTGATTCCTGATCCTGAATATCCACTTACACCTGAATAACCACTAATACCATCGCTACCAGTACCACCTGAATAACCACTTACGCCTGATGTACCTGAATAACCACTAACACCTGATATACCTGTATACCCACTTACGCCCGATGTACCTGAGTATCCACTTACGCCCGATGTACCTGAGTATCCACTTACACCAGTATAACCTGAAGTCCCTGTATATCCACTCACTCCTGAATACCCTGATTCTCCTGAATACCCACTGATACCTAAGCCTGAGTATCCGCTAATACCCGAACCTGAATAACCACTTATACCCGACCCTGAATATCCACTGATACCCGAATAACCACTAGATCCGCTACCACCGGTGCCACCTGAATATCCACTTAATCCAGCAAGTTCACGAATACTAATAGCCACTCCATTAGCAGGGGCGCTGGTAAATACCAAATTTGAGCCTGATACTGTATAATCAGTTATCGGAACTTGAAGTAAACCGTTTTGAGTGACGAATATGCCATTAGCAGTATCGCCTGAAGTTACAGTAAAGGTTGTTTGAACACCATTACCTGTATAATTAATAGTATTAAAATTTCCTAATACTGAACTTAATGTAGACCAAGATAGATTACCACTACCATTAGTAGACAATATAGCGTTATTAGAACCACCAGTAATAATGACATTACCTACAGGACCTAAATTACTGACTCCACTTACATTAATATTACCTGTGCTAAAAGTATTTGTACTAGCATTAAAAACAAAGTTACCTGTATTTACTTTTGCTGTTTGATTGCTACCTGCTGCACCAACTAGTACAGGATATAATGTAGTAGTGCTTGTATCATTTGTAGCAAGTATAGTATTTGATGGGCCTGCTGCGCCACTGTATCCACTAATGCCTATTCCACTATAACCACTAATACCTGAATAACCACTAGCGCCATCTTGTCCGTAATAGCCACTGCTGCCTGAGTATCCACTAACACCTGAATATCCGCTAGTACCATTGCTACCTGTGACACCTGAATATCCACTAATACCTGATGTACCTGTATAACCACTGGCACCTGATATACCAGTATATCCAGATATTCCTGAAGTACCCGTGTACCCCGATGTACCTGAATATCCACTCACGCCAGTATAGCCTGATGTACCACTTGCACCTGTGTAACCGCTTATACCCGAAGCACCAGTGTATCCAGACATGCCTGAATATCCACTAGCGCCATCCTGACCGTAATACCCACTGCTGCCTGAGTATCCACTTACGCCAGTATATCCACTAATACCTGATGTACCTGTATAACCACTAGCACCTGATATACCGGTATATCCAGATATACCACTTGCACCTGTATAACCACTGATACCCGAAGTACCGGTGTAACCACTTACGCCAGTATATCCACTAATTCCTGAGGTGCCTGAATATCCACTAGATCCGTTACTACCAGTACCACCTGAGTATCCACTAATACCTGAATAGCCGCTATAGCCAGTAGGATCAGTCCAAGTTAAATTACCTGATCCATCTGTCTTTAATATGTAACCACTAGTGCCACCAGCTATATAAACATTAGATACAGTGCCTAAATTAGCACTAGTAGTTGCTTGTAATGTAGTAAATACGCCAGTGCTAGGAGTAGCATTGCCAATTGGTAAGTTATTGATTGCACCGTTCGCTTGTAATACCCAAGCATATCCTGTCCAAACCCAAGTTTTAGTACTAAAAGTATAGGTTTGTCCTACTGTAGGAGATGTTGGGAATACAAAGGTTGCCATAATATTTTTATCTTAATAGTATTTAGTTACCAAGAGATAGTACCTGTACCACCAGTAAAGCGATATACTCTGTAACCTGATCTTGTAGGTTGGTCGTAAGAGAGTCCACCACTAATTGATGATAATGGTAAATATGTATTTGGATAGGCTATAATGACTACTCCGGAGCCGCCTGGCCCACTAACTGGTCCTCCTCCTCTTGAACCTCCGCCACCACCACCAGTGTTGGGAGTTCCTGCAATACCACTACTAGGATCTCCGCCTCCGCCCGCTCCGCCTCCGCCACTGCCGCCTGCACCGCTGTTGGAATTGCCGGCACCGCCACCACCGCCTGCATAATAAGTTGCCGCGCCTATTATACTATATGACAATCCTACGCCGCCTGGTCCTCCAGTATCTTGTGTACCGTTTGCACCAGCACCGCCAGCGCCGCCGCCACCACCACCTGCATATGATCCACCTGGATGATTTGCTCCACCATTATTGCCTTGTCCGGCGGTGCCTGCACCTCCGGATCCATCTGGTGCACCTCCACCGCCACCCGATCCTCCGCTTCCACCATTTCTTGTTGTGTCTGAAAGCCCAGCTCCACCATAACCGCCGCCCAGTGAGGTTACACTAGCAAATACTGAGCTAGAACCAGGATTACTAAGTGATGGATATGATACACTAGCTCCACCACCACCGATTGTAATTGTATATCCAGTTGATGCGCTAACTGCAAACGATGAATTATAAGATAATCCGCCCGCTCCACCACCTCCACTAGCACCCGCTCCGCCCGCACCGCCACCGGCAACAACTAGATATTCAACTGAAGTTGGTGCTACCTGAGCAGTAGTAATACTATTACTCGCTGCGCTATTTGCACTATTGCCTATAGAATTTGTAGCATATACAGTAAAGGTGTAACTTGTACTCGGTGTTAAACCACTTACAGTAATAGTACCTGAACCAGCCTGACTTAGTGTACCAGTAATACTACCAGGACTGCTAACTGCGGTGTAAGAAGTAATTGTACTACCTCCATTTGACACTGGTGCGGTGAATGTAACTGTAGCAGTACTACTACCAGTTGCTGTAGCACTACCTATTGTAGGTGCTCCAGGCACCGTAGCCGCAATAATTGTTAAACTAAATGTTCTAGGACTATCTTGTAATTCAACGTCGGTAGCAGTAATAGTAAAACTATATGTAGTATCCGATCCAATAGTCACAGTACCACTAAGTAATCCACTGCTAGATAATGACAATCCTGTAGGTAATGTACTACCTGCTTGTAATGCGTATGTTATAGCACTATCACTAGTAGCCGAAAGTTGTGTACTGTAAGCAACAGCAGAAATACCACTAGTTAATGTACTACCTGTAACCCAAGTAGGAGTACCACTAAATGTAATACCATTTACTTTACTAGCCAATCCACCATTTGTATCCGCTACATATAATATATAAGTACCAGCGGCTGTAGCCGGTAGTTGTGCCCTTAATTCTACAGCACTAACAAAAGTAGTACTAGTTGCTGCAACACTGTTTACTAATACTTGACTACCACTAGTAAATCCAGTACCAGTAATTTTAATATATCCACCTGAGGTGCTAACAGCAGTATCATCTAATACAACATAACTACTATTGGTTATTTGAATAGTAGTGATTCTAGGTCCTTGGAGGCTATAAACCGAACTAGTTTGTATATTGTCTGTTGTTATTTGCGTTGTCATTAATAGTCCTTACCAGCTAATAGGACCTGTACCGCCAGTAAAGCGATATACTCTATAACCACTTCTGCTGGGTTGATCATAACTGAGTCCGCCAGATATTGATGACAATGGTAAAAATGTATTTGGATATGCTATGATAACTACCCCAGAAGAACCGGATCCTCCGGCGCCACCATTATATCCACCTGCTCCTCCTCCACCGCCACCTGTGTTAGCGGTGGGTGCATTGTATCCACCACCATTTGTGCCACCTGCACCACCTATTCCTGATCCACCACTACCAGGTGTTCCTAACTCATTACCACCGCCGCCGCCACCTGCGTAAGTAACCGAAGATCCTGTAATAGAACTAGAAGCGCCTGATCCACCTGCACCACCACTGTAGTTACCACCAGCACTACCAGCGCCTCCTCCTCCACCTGCACCATACGGCGGATCACCACCGGGTTGACTTCGTGTACCGCCCACTCCACCTGCATTACCGCCACCTAGACTGGATCCACCATATCCGTATGAATTATCACCCCAACCACCGCCACCACCTGATCCACCTGAAGTTCCGTTTTCGCCAGCACCGTGAGTACCTGTTCCTCCAGTACCGCCACCATATGCGAGTACGCTAGCAAATTCACTGTTTGATCCATTATTATTTCTTGTACCTCCACCACCAACTGTTACAGTGTAACTAGTACTTCCCGATACTGCTATAGTTGAATTATAATATCCACCAGCACCACCGCCACCAGATGATCCAATTGCTGTACCACAATCTCTGCCGCCACCTCCACCAGCTAATACTAAGTATTCAACTGAAGTTGGAGCTACTTGAGTTGTTGTTATCTGATTACTTGCTGAACTATTAGCGCTATTACCTGCGGCATTTGTAGCATATACTGTAAATGTGTAACTTGTACCTGCGCTTAATCCACTTACTGTAATAGTACCTGATCCTGCTTGACTTAATGTGCCAGTGACATTGCCAGGGCTACTAACCGCAGTGTAACTGGTTATTGTACTACCGCCGTTGCTTGCAGGTGCGGTAAATGATACAGTAGCAGTTGTAGTACCAGTAGAAGTAGCAGTACCAATAGTAGGTGCACCAGGTACACCATATGGAGTAGCAGAATTACTAGCACCACTGGCAGTACCAGTACCATAACTATTAGTAGCAGTAACAGTAAATGTATATGCAGTTCCATTTGTCAACCCAGTTACAGTAACTGGACTGCTTGCACCGGTGCCTGTAATACTACCTGGACTACTGGTAGCAGTGTAACTAGTAATACTACTACCGCCAACATTTGCAGGTGCGGTAAATGTAACTTGAACTGATTGGCTGGCTGATCTTGTTGCTGTACCGATAACAGGTGCACCTGGAGCACCTTGTAATATTACCATACTAAACGCACGGTCAGATGTATTACCTGCATTGTCAGTTGCTCGCAATGTAAAATTGTAAGTAGTATCACTACCTACATCAGGTGCAGTACCAGTAATAGCACCTGTACTTGAATTCAAACTTAATCCACTTGGCAATGCACCTGAAAGCACACTGTAAGTAATCGTAGCACTTGCATCAGGATCGGTAGCTGAGACAGTTACACTAACTGAGCCATTTCTATAAATTGTACCGCCTATTTGACCAGCAGTAGTAACCCAACTGGGACTACCACCAGTATCTATACAGGCTAGTTTAGTAACTGTTCCACTTAATTGTGTTACTTTAACATCAAGTGGTCCTTGTGCTACGGTAAAATCTTGAGGTGTAGTGGCTATTAATTGACTTGAATTTACAAATGTAACTACAGTAGCGCTATATTCTGTATTGTTTACATCAACAAATTTAACTACAGCGTCATTAGTAAAATTAGCCCCATTTACAGTAAATTCAGTACCTGTTTCTCCATTATAAGTACCAGGTGATACGGTACTGATAGTTGGAGGAGGAGCACCAAATGTTGCCCATCCACTGCTAGTATATATTTCCGCGAAACCTGTTTGTGAATTATATCTAATTGTCCCGGCTATTGGACTTCCTGGCCGTTGAGCAGTATTTCCAGTAGGTAACTGTAAATTGCCTGTAGCATTTACTCCTGCAAAAGAGAATGATGAATTGGCATTTACCGCGGCTGGTTCAATTCTAAGTAATGACATAATTATATTTATTGATTACCAAGAGATAGTGCCTGTACCGCCAGTAAAGCGATATACTCTATAACCTGATCTAGTAGGTTGATCGTAACTGAGTCCACCGCTAATTGATGACAATGGTAAAAATGTGTTTGGATAAGCAATGATAACTACACCAGATCCACCAGAAGCACCGGGTTGGTTATCACCACTAAATGTAGCGTTGTAGGCTCCACCTCCGCCTCCTCCACCCAAGTTATTAGTACCACCTGTAGCGGATCCACCAGAATATGGTCCACCCGCACCGCCACCGCCAGACCCTCCGGCACCACCGTTTCTCACGCCACCTGGACCGCCGCCATCTCCTGTTCCGCCGCCACCGCCACCACCTGCGTATGTTACTGATGATCCTGTAATAGAACTAGCTGAACCATTTCCACCAACACCAAATGAATTATAAGGTCCTGCTGCTCCTGCTCCACCACCACCACCACCATTAAATGATGCTGATCCGCCATCTTGTCCAAGTGTAGAAGCACCGGCATTTCCTTGCCCACCTGTACCGCTACCACCACTGCTGTTAAATCGTCCAGCTCCACCACCTCCAGATCCACCAGATCCACCGTTTCCAGTATCACCTGCTGCACCGTATCCACCACCAATTGTGGTTATAGATGCAAATACTGAATTATTACCTGGACCGCCGTTAGTTGCTCCATTAGTATTAGGTCCACCACTGCCTGCTCCACCTGAACCTCCACCACCGACTGTAACTGTATAACCAGTGCTCGCAGAAACTGATAAAGTAGAAGTCAACATACCACCAGCTCCACCACCGCCACCAAATCTTGACCCACCTCCACCTCCACCAGCAACAACAAGATATTCAACAGATGTTGGGGCTACTTGAGTTGTTGTTATGCTATTACTTGCACTACTATTAGAACTATTACCACCTGCATTAGTTGCATATACAGTAAATGTATAACTTGTACCTGGGGTTAATCCACTAACTGTAATAGTACCCGAACCTGCTTGACTTAGTGTACCGGTTATACTACCAGGACTACTTACCGCTGTGTAACTTGTTATAGTGCTTCCACCGTTGCTTGCAGGTGCAGTGAAAGCAACTGTAGCAGTGGTAGTACCAGTAGAAGTAGCACTACCAATAGTAGGTGCACCAGGTACTGTATACGGTGTAGCGGAGTTACTTGCGCTACTAGCCACACTAGTGCCATAACTGTTTGTAGCGGTTACAGTAAATGTGTATGCTGTGCCATTTGTCAAACCAGTTACAGTTATAGGACTTGTTGCACCTGTCCCTGTAAGGCTGCCTGGGCTACTTGTAACTGTGTAACTGGTAATTGCACTACCACCAACATTTGCAGGTGCAGTAAATGTCACTTGAACTGATTGACTTGCCGATCTTGTTGCAGTACCTACAGTAGGTGCACCAGGTGCTCCCTGTAATATTATTATACTAAATGCGCGGTCAGATGTATTACCTGCGTTGTCTGTGGCTCTTAGTGTGAAGTTGTATGTAGTATCACTACCAATATCGGGAGCAGTACCAGAGATAACACCGGTACTAGAATCCAATGATAATCCGCTTGGAAGTGCGCCTGAAAGCACACTATAAGTGATAGTAGCACTTGGGTCAGGGTCAGTAGCAACAACCGTTATACTAACTATTCCGTTTCTATAAATTGTACCACCAATTTGTCCTGCGGGAGTATACCAACCAGGACTACTACCAGTATCAATACAATTTAATTTAGTAACCGTTCCACTTAGTTGAACTACTTTAACATCAAGTGGTCCCTGTGCTACTGTAAAGTCTTGCGGTGTAGTAGCAAGTAATTGACTAGAGTTAACAAAAGTAACAATCGCTGCACTGTATTCTGTGTTATTTACATCAACAAATTTAACAGTAGCGTCATTAGTAAAATTAGCTCCATTAATAGTAAAAGATGTACCTATTTCTCCATTAAAAGTACCTGGTGATACTGTGCTTATTGTAGGTGGTTGTGATCCAAATACTCCCCACCCACTGCTAGTATATATTTCAGCAAGACCAGTTTCTGTATTATATCTCATTAATCCATATGCTGGACTATTAGGTCGTTGTGCCGTATTACCATTAGGAATTTGTAAATTTTCAGTGGCAGTGAATGTATTAGCCGTCACATTCGCAAAAGAATATGATGAACTAGAATTTATTGAACTAGGGTCTATTTGAAGTATTGCCATGATTATATTTATTGTTTACCAAGTAATAGTACCAGTACCTTGTGTGAAACGATACACTCTATAACCTGACCTGCTTGGTTGATCGTAAGTTAATCCGCCGGAAATTGATGCAGGCGCATTGTATGAGTCAGGATAAGCAATGATAACTACTCCAGAACCACCGGCACCTGCTGTACCACCAGAGCCATTTCCACCTCCACCGCCTCCAGTATTACTAAAGCCATTATTTTGGCCGTTACCTGCACCACCACCACCTGCACCGCCAGATCCAGCAGTACCGCCATTAAGTTGGCCACCACCACCGCCTGCATAGTATGTAGATGAACCAGTTATACTAGATAGATTTCCTATACCACCATCGCCGCCTTTATAAGTTTGTCCACTTTGTCCAACAGCTCCGGCGCCACCGCCACCGCCTGATCCAAAGTTTGGACTGGTTATACCAGAGCCACCATTATTACCTTGTCCGGCTGTGCCAGCACCGCCAGCACCATCATAATGGCCACCACCACCGGATCCACCAGCAGATCCATAACCAATACCTCCACCGTCGTCACCGGCGCCACCTCCTCCTCCTACTGTACTAATCGAAGCAAATTGACTAGCTGTTCCATTAGATCCTCGTCCTGCAGTTAAATTACTACCAGGTCCGCCACCGCCAACGGTTACAGTGTATGCAGTACTTGCTGAAACAGATAGAGTGCTGGTTAACATTCCGCCTGCACCTCCACCGCCACCTCTACCACCAGATGCACCACCTCCACCACCTCCACCAGCAACCACTAGATATTCAACTGATGTAGGTGTTGCAGATTGTGTAGTTATACTATTACTTGCACTACTTGCAGCACTTTGACCAACAGCATTAACCGCTTTAACTGTAAATGTATAACTTGTACCTTGAGTTAGTCCACTAATACTAATAGTGCCTGACCCTGCTTGACTTAATGTTCCAGTGACACTACCTGGACTTGATGTAGCAATATACTGAGTAATCGCTGTACCGCCATTACTAGCAGGTGCAGTAAATGTAACTGTTGCCGTTGTTGTCCCAGTGGCGGTAGCAGTACCGATAGTAGGTGCACCAGGTACTGACCAAGTTGTAATACTGTTGCTTGCACTACTTGCAACGCTATTTCCGACACTATTAGTAGCATATACAGTAAATGTGTAAGCAGTACCAGTAGTCAATCCATTAACAGTAATAGTACCTGACCCTGCTTGACTTAATGTTCCTGTAATATTTCCCGGGCTACTAACAGCCGTGTAACTAGTAATTGTTGCTCCACCATCGTATGCTGGAGCAGTGTATGTGACAGTAGCACTAGTTGAACTCACTACTGTAGCAGTACCAATTGTTGGTGCGTTCGGCGCAGTTATCAATGATACTGCACTAATCCAATTTCCATTATAGTAAATTTCCATAAAGGTTGTACTAGTATTGATTCTAGTATATCCATTATACGCAGTAGCGGGTCTTTCTGCCGTAGTTCCAACTGGTAAACCTAATGCACCAGTACCTGTATTTTGTTGATTGTTGATTGCTGTAATAGAACTTGGTCCAGTAGCTCCACTAGTTCCTGAATAACCACTAGCACCATTACTACCAGTGCCACCTGAATAACCACTTATTCCTGAGTAACCACTAGCACCATTACTACCAGTACCGCCGCTATATCCACTTATACCTGAATAGCCACTAACTCCATTACTACCAGTACCACCTGAGTAACCGCTATAACCACTTATACCTAGTCCACTATAACCTGAATATCCACTGCTACCTGATGTACTAAATGATTGTGCTGCTTCTAATTCTGCCCAATTGTTTGATACCCCATCATTGAAGTACATTGTCAAAACTGCTGTATCAGAGTTAACCCACAAATCACCTATATGAGGACTAACAGGTGGAGTACTTGAATAAGTTACATTAGCGTTAAATCCAGAGAATCCTGATACCCCTGAATAACCACTAGCCCCATTACTACCTGTACCACCTGAATAACCACTGACTCCGGTGTATCCACTTGTGCCTGATGCACCTGTATAGCCACTAATTCCAGTGTATCCACTTGCACCAGTATAACCTGAAGTACCACTAGTACCAGTATAGCCACTAATTCCAGTGTATCCACTAGTACCTGTGTAACCACTTACTCCAGTATATCCGCTTACACCTGAATAACCACTAGCTCCATCTTGTCCGTAATATCCACTAGAACCTGATGCACCACTATATCCACTGACCCCAGTGTATCCACTGACCCCAGTGTATCCACTAACACCACTTACGCCTGTATACCCTGATACTCCAGTGTAACCACTTATACCGGTGTATCCTGAAATACCACTATAGCCACTGACACCTGAATAGCCGCTAGCGCCACTGTACCCTGATGTATCTACTGGGTTGACCCAACTTAAATTACCTGATCCATCAGTTTGTAATATATAACCACTAGTACCACCTGTAATAGTAACATTGCCTACTATCCCTAAATCAGTATTACCGGTTACGGTAGCATTGCCGAAAGTATAACTTCCAGCATTGTTTAGGTTAAACGGTTCTATTTGGGTGATATTTCCTGACATACTGTATTTATGTCTTTATCTAGGTGAATACCAAGTGAATGTATCATAGTCTAATACCCAATTTGGATCGGGTTGAGGTGGTATAAAAGCATCATAGTTTTCATCATAACTATAGCCAATATCACCAAAATGAAATCTAAAATGTGGATCGTGACTAGTTTGCTTCCAATTTGTATCACTACCAAAAACACTTCTACAGAATGCTAATCCTATGTTTTCGTTTATAACACCATCGAGTGAAGTATCAGAATTTTTAACATAAAATAATTGTTGAACAATATTATCTTCATCTAACCTAGCAAAGTAAACACCTTCACAATTTGTTGGTGAGGGTTCTTCCCATAAGCATGTTTCTTCGTTCAACAACCAATAATCATTTGGTTTTGGTGGTATAAACGCATCACGCTGTGGGTCATAACTAAAACCAATACCAGCATAGTTTTTTCTATATGGTGTGCCACCTAGATTATGTACACCACCGTATGTATTGTAACTAGTGCGTTTACAAAGTTGTCTACGAAAATTACCATAATGAGTTTCCCAATCATAGTTATTTTCATCTAATCCAGTGATAACTTCTGTAACAATCAAATATTCATTTAAGAAAGCATAATGTGCCATTTTTTACTCTTTAACTAAAGGTTACCGTACCAGTGCCGGCTGTTACTGTGTAGGTTTTATAACCGGTTACTGAAGTGCTTAGACTAGTAGTTAATCCACCTGAGAAGGTCGCTGAGTAATTACTTGGTACACGCAGTATGACGATACCTGAACCACCTGCGCCACTAGTACCTGTGCCAGTACCAACCGATGCTGCACCTGCCCCAATAGTTACAGTATATGAAACACCGGTAGACAAGTTAGAAGCGACATTGGCTAACAATCCACCGGCGCCACCTCCACCATTACCAGCACCTATTCCAGAATCTGCGCCACCCCCGCCACCTCCGGTGTTAGGAGTACCGGATGTACCATTCGCGCCTCTACCACCTGCACCTCCACCTCCATTTCCACCTGCTCCAGCAGAACCGATTGCCGTACCTCCCCCACCACCACCAGCATAATAAGTAAGGGTGCCATTGATCGCACTACCATATCCAACACCACCAGCACCACATGTGCTTCCTGATCCATTACCACCAATACCACCAGCACCACCACCTCCACCGCTTACATAAGCTGAACCAGTGTATACTCCTGAACCACCTGCATAACCTTGACCAGCAGTGCCAGCTCCGCCTGCTATTGATTGATTTGCTACATTTATAGGACCGCCGCCACCACCGGAACCACCTGCTCCTCCTACAGTGCCACTAGCAGCGTTCCAAGCTCCTCCATAACCTCCACCTGATGCGGTTATAATGTTAAAAACACTAGCACTACCTGTATTACCACTAGCATAACCACTGCTAGGTGTATATGTAGCACCACTACCTCCACCAGCAACTACTAGATAATCTACTGTAAAAGTGGGACTAGTAGTAAATGAAATTGAGCCAGTACCTGCTGTGAATTTGGTATATTTAACACCATTTGACAAACTTGTGTCTGCTGTTAGACCTGAGCCAACATTAATATAATAATTAGATGCGTATGCTAGTATGACTACACCGGATCCACCTGCTGTTGGACCTGCTCCGCCACCACCACCAGTATTTGGTGTACCAGGAGTAGCTGTTGAAGTCGAACCGTATGCAACAGTAGTACCATTTCCACCTCCACCTAATCCACCAGTATTGGTAGTTCGTGTTCCGACTCCTGCACCACCACCGCCTCCACCTGCGTAGTAAGTAGAAGTACCTGTAATAGAACTTGCATATCCAACACCACCTGCTCCTGTTGTTGTGCCTGGATTGCCAACACCCCCGGCGCCTCCACCGCCACCTCCAGATTCTGGCGAAAGGTCTTGTCCAGCTCCACCTGCGTAACCTTGTCCTGCGGTAGCCGATCCGCCTGAGGTTGCAACGTCTCCGCCTCCTCCTCCACCTGAGCCACCACTATTACCGTTATCTCCCCCAGTAGATGAATCACCGCCGGCTCCGCCCCCTATAGCGGTGTATGTATTAAACACGCTATTTGTTCCATTATTGTCTACTGACCCACCAGCACCAACTGTAACTGTATAACTGGCCCCTAAAAGTATAGTGCTAATAGTTCCAGTTAGTAACCCACCAGCGCCACCTCCACCTGACCATGCTGAAGAATTAGTATAAGCTGATCTATTGCCAGGACCACCTGATCCACCGCCACCAGCAACCACTAAATAACTTACATCAAGTGGCGAAGTATTACTAAAATAAACTGGGCCCGTGCCAGCAGTGAATGTAGCAATCTTATAAGCACCACTAGTAACCACGCTACTAGTCAATCCTGCATCGGCTGTCAAATAGAATGCAGCTGGGAATTTGAGTACAACTATACCTGAACCACCCGAACCACCCGACCCATTTGATCCATTGGTCCAACCACTGCCACCGCCGCCACTACCTGTATTTGATGTAGCAGAGGTTGATGAAAATACTATTGTAGTACTACTACTAACCCCACCTGAACCACCACCAGCAGCACCTATGCCACGAGAGCTGGCAGAAGCAGCACCGGCGGTACTTAAGAATCCACCTCCACCTCCACCAGCATATGTTACTGCACTGCCAGTAATTGTAGAAGCAGTTCCTGCCCCACCGTCGCCACCTTTACTTGCTGACGCAGCAGAGCTGACAGAACCCGACCCACCACCGCCACCAGCACTGTAATTGGTGCCTGCTTGATAACTGGTACCGCCAACGTACCCTTGACTGGCTGTGCCCAAACCGCCAGTGTAAGTAGCCCCGGCGCCACCGCCACCGCCACTGCCTCCAGCAACACCTGCGTAAGCAGCACCGCCACCGCCACCCCCACCAATTGCGGTAATAGAACCAAAAACAGAATTACTACCATTGGTGCCAACACCTGATGATGTGTTTCCGGCACCTCCGCTGCCTACAGTAACAGTATATGCAGTGCCAACGGTAGCTGTTACTACATTTTCGGCTGAGGCACCACCGCCACTGGTTCCTGCACTGGTTCTCAATCCGCCTGCACCACCAGCACCAGATACGTCAAACCCGCCACCTCCACCCCCGGCTACCACAAGAAAATCAACACTAAGTGTAGTACCACTAGCACCACTTACTACACTCATCCAACTACTGTAGTTAGCATCATAATATTCTACTACACGCAAGTCGGTATTGTATCTAGTATAGCCGTTGGCGGGGCTAACTGGTCTTTGATCAGTTGTACCAACTGGTAACTGTAAGTAACCAGTATCGTTTACTGTAGTGTTTTTAAGGGTGGCCATTTACATATTATTCAGTAGGTACTGCTATCCAATCTAATTGATCTTCATCCCAAGTATATCTACCACCATCACTAGGATATGGTTTATATGGATCCCAATTACAAGTATCCTCGTTTAATGTCCAACTTGGATATGGTTGAGGTGGAATGAAAGCATCACGCTGTGGATCATAAGTATAACCTATGCCTGCATAATTTTTTCTATAAGGTTGTCCACCTAATGTGTGTTGTCCACCTATTGTGTTATAACTAGTACGCTTACACAATTGACCACGGAAATCACCATAGTGTCTTTCCCAATCAAAGTTGCTTTCGTCTTTACCAACTATAACTTCTGTTACTACATAATTTTCATCTAAAAAAGCATAATGTGCCATTTTTTTCTCCTTTTTAATTAACTAAATGTTATTGTGCCTGTTCCTGAGGTAAACGTATAAATTTTATATACTGGATTTGAAGTATCTAGTGAATATGATAATCCAACACCGATAGTCACAATATAACTAGCGCCTATTCTTAATATTACGACCCCACTTCCACCGTTTCCACCTGTAACAGTTACACTACCTGCACTGGCTCCCCCACCGCCTCCTCCGCGATTTGTCGTTCCAGCAGAACCATTATTACCCCCTCCACCAGTTCCAGGGGGTGCTCCGGCATTACCGCCACCTCCATTACCACCTTGTGCAGTTGATCCCTGTGTAGAACCACCTCCACCTCCACCAGCATAATACAAACCTGTCATAGCGCTTAATTTTCCGATACCACCTGCACCGCCGGTGCTATTTGCAGTACCATTTCCACCTGCTGCGCCTGCCCCACCCCCACCACCGCATGATGTAGATTTGTTACTTTGTCCTGTACCCGTGTGCGATCCACCTGCATTTCCGTATGCTCCCCCGGCTCCTCCTGGATTTGTTGCAGATCCCGCACCTGCACCACCAGATCCAGATGCATTGCCATTACTGGTGCCATCCATACCCTGATTATAAGCAGGGTTTCCACTATATGTTCCACCACCTGCGCCACCATTAGCAGTGACACTACCATACACTGTGTTACTACCAACACCACCTCTAACACCAACAGAACCTGCACCACCTTCACCACCGGCTGCAACAGTAATTATTTTGGAGGTGCCTGACACTAGATACTCAGTGCCTTCTATATATGCGCCGGCACCTCCACCTCCACCTGCGGCATCTGTACTAAAGCCACCTCCGCCGCCTCCGCCACTACCAACTACTAAATAAGTTACTTCAATACTTGGACTTTGATAGATAGGTCGCCATGTTGCACTTACACTATCGTACCACTCAATATAACCTAATGTTGTATTATAGCGTGTCATGCCCTGTACAGGGCTAGCTGGCCGTTGTGCCGTAGTACCTGCAGGCAATGTAAAGAATTGTGTATCGTTAATGGTTGAATTTTTAAGGGTTGCCATATATTACCAACTTATTGAACCTGTGCCACCGGTAAAGCGATATACCCTATAACCTGATCTACTTGGTTGATCGTAACTTAATCCACCGCCAATTGAAGATAGTGTTTTAAATGTATTTGGATAGGCTATGATTACAACTCCGGATGATCCATTTCCGCCGGCTCCCCAAGCAGGACCGCCGCCGCCTCCACCAGATCCTGTGTTAGCATATGGTGCTGAATAACCAGGAGTTCCTGAATTACCATCACCACCATTTCCGCCAATACCAGATCCACCGGCTGTAGCTGTTCCACTACCATAGCCACCTCCACCACCTCCACCACCATAAGCGGTAGATGTGCCTGTTATGCTACTATACGCTGCCGATCCACCGGCTCCACCGCTAGATCCGGATCTATCACCACCTTGACCGCCGGCGCCGCCGCCGCCAGCTCCATATAAGTCAACTGCTTGGCCACCTCTATAACCTTGGCTTGCATCAGTAGTGCCTCCGTATCCTTCATCTCCGCTACCTCCGCCACCGCCACCACCTGATCCGCCAGCAATACCAGGACCTCCGCCTCTGCCACCGCCGCCGCCACCACCTGTTGTACTAATACTAGCAAATTGACTAGTTGAACCATTAGTTCCTCTATTACCATATCCACCAATTCCGCCTGTTCCAGAACCACCAACTGTAACTGTATAATTAGTACTCGCTGAAACCGATAATGTAGAAGTCAACATACCACCTGCACCACCACCACCTGCGTGATTAGTTCCACCACCAGCACCGCCTGCAAGCACTAAGTATTCAACTGTTGATGGTGCTACTTGATTTGTTGTTATACTGTTACTTGCCGAACTACTAGTACTATTACCATACGAATTAGTAGCATATACAGTAAAGGTGTAACTTGTACCAGCAGCTAATCCACTAACTGTAATAGTACCTGAACCAGCTTGACTTAGTGTACCGGTAATACTACTTGGACTTGACACAGCAGTGTAACTAGTAATTGTACTTCCACCTGTATTAGCAGGTGCCGTAAATACTACGGTTGCAGTTGTTGCGCTTGTTGCAGTAGCAGTACCTATAGTAGGTGCTCCAGGTGCGCCCTGTAATATTACCATACTAAACGCACGGTCAGATGTATTACCTGCGTTGTCAGTTGCTCGCAATGTAAAATTGTAAGTTGTATCACTGCCTACATTGGGAGCAGTCCCTGTAATAGCACCAGTGCTTGCGTTTAGAGATAACCCAGATGGAAGTGCGCCTGAATACACTGAATAAGTAACCGTAGCACCTGAGTCAGGATCTGTGGCTGAAACAGTTACGCTAACTGATCCATTTCTATAAATAGTACCACCTATTTGACCAGCAGTAGTAACCCATCCAGGACTTCCGCCCGTGTCAATACAATCTAATTTGGTAACTGTACCACTAGCCTGTGATACTTTAACATCAAGTGGACCCTGTGCTATAGTAAAATCTTGGGGAGTTGTAGCAGTTAATTGGCTGCTATTAACAAAAGTAACAACAGCAGCATTGTATTCAGTATTATTTACATCAATAAATTTAACTGTGGCATCATTACTAAAGTTAGCACCATTAATAGTAAAAGATGTACCTTGTTCACCACTATAAGTGCCAGGTGATATAGTGCTAATAGATGGTGGAGAAGAACCAAAAATAGCCCAACCACCACTAGTATAAACTTCAGCATAGCCACTAGTTGAGTTATATCTCATCATTCCAACTGTTGGAGTATCAGGTCGTTGTACTGTATTACCAACTGGTAATGTAACAAACCCGGTATCGTTAATAGTTGTATTCTTTAGCGTGGCCACTATAACCTACATTATCTTTGACTTTTAAGTGAATCTAACTCTGATTTAAGAGTTTTCATTGCTTCAATTAAATACACGGTTAATTTACTATAATTAATACTGTATGGCTTACCTGTCTCATCATAACTAATCAAGTTAGGTAATATGTTATTTACTTCTTCAGCAATCAACCCTGCTTCTCCTTTAGCAGTACCATCTTTACGATCATAAGTGAATCCCATTAATTGTACAATACTATCTAGTGCATTTGTGATTGGATTTAAATTTTCTTTAAGAGTAATACTTGATGTTTCTGTTATAGTTGCTGCTGTTACTGTACCCGAACTACAAGTTAAATTACCAACATTTAAATTACCAGTAACATTGCCTGTACCTGCAATATTAGCACCAGTACCAGTTACAGTAAGAATTGCGGCATTACCTGCTACACCGAATGTAACATTACCACCTGAACTTCCTATGTTGACATTACTAGTGCCATTGCTTATACTTGCTGAACTAACAGTAACCGTACCAAAACTTAAATTACCTGCACCGTCAGTAGTTAGGTATTGACCATTTGTTCCACCAGTAATCTTTACATTACCTACAGGACCTAATGATACATTACTAGCACTAGTAAAATTAACAGTTCCTAGACTAGTTAATCCTGTTAACGTACCAACACTGGTTATATTTGGTTGTGCTGCTGTTGTTAATGTACCAGTTACATAGTTAGCACTTATGTAATTAGCTCCACTAATATTTCCACCTGATCCTGCACCAGTTGTAATAGTACCGGCTACATTTACTCCAGTACCAGTTACTGTCAATACGGTGTTACCAACTGCTGCGATTGTTACATTACCATTCGCTGTAGCAATAGCAACATTACTATTGCCGTTACTAACTCCATTTGTACTTAAACCAGTTAATTGACTACCATTACCAACAAAGAAGTTAGCAGTAATATTACCATCACTATTACGAACCGCTACTGTATTTGCTGTTGCTGCTGTTGCGGTATTATATCCATCTAATAAGTCAGCGTTTAGATTAGTAACTAATGTAGTACTAGTAACTGTTAAAGGACTAGTTCCAGTGGCAATGCTAGATACTAATTGTCCAGCAGTTATAATATTACTGCCAGTTATGTTACCATTTGCTGTAATCGTACTATTACTTGTAAATGCACCTGATTTCATTGGTGCAAATGTAGAGTTAGCCCAATCAATTACAGTAGTTGGTTCTGTTGCTACATTAGTAAATAATTTCCAAACACCATCATTATGATCTCTAACAAATCCTGTATAATAATAACTACCAGTAGTAAAACTGGCTACAATACCTAAATCATACAAGTTACCTGTATTATTAGCGCCCATAATGATAAGTGGGTCACCTACAACCAAATCTGTAACATTGCTATAGTTCAAATTACCCGTAACATTAAAGTTACCGGTTACATTAATATTTCCCGTAATTCCAACAGCACCTGTAATACTAGCGCCACCATTTGAAACTGTCAATCCATTAGCAATATTCGCAGAACCATTACTTCTAATATTTGCACCAGTAATATTTCCTGATGCTAATACTATACCTGTTCCAATATTACCAATATTAGCATTACCGGTGCTTGTATTAGAACCAACCATTGCTAAATATGTAGCACCATCATTAGTAAACTGCCATTGACCAGCACTTTCTGTCCAACGCAATTGTGTTGCTGCTTGATCACCGCGAACTACTCTTAATCCAGCGTTATTGCTAGGTGCACCTGTAGTTTCAGCACTAATATCAATAATATTATCTTCTACTGTTAAACTAGTAACGCTTAAATTACCACCACCACCATTAACATTTAAGTTACCAGTAATAGTAACATCGTCATTAATTGAAACTGAACCACTACCATTAGCAGTAATTGTCAAATTAGTATTAGCAGTTAGAGATGAAAGTGTATCAACATTGATTGGGTTACTAAATCCAACTGGTCCGCCGTTGCTACTAGTTACATAATTACCTGCTTGAATCTGTAGTGGACCTTTTACGGCGATTACACCACTGCCAGTTGGATTAAACTGAATATCACCTGAACCACTTGTACTTAATTTAACAGATTGATTAATGTCAGCACTAACAACAATCGTATTGCTACTTTGCTCTAGTGCTTTTACACCGTTAATGTAAAGAGATCCTGGACCAATGAAAGCGTCTTTAAAATATGAAGTTGTGTTGCCTAGACTAAATGTATTGTTACTTGTAGGAATAATATTACCCGTAATAATCATTCCTGAACTAGATACTTGTATAACATTACCAGTACCATTAGCACTAAATGTAATATTACCATTTGCTACAGGAATATTTACATTTGATGTACCGTTACTAGTGCCCGATGTACCTGTATTACTATTTCCTGATATTACAAAATTACCACCATCTGGGTTGGTCATGATAATAGCATTACCATTAGCACTAATAGTAGCATTACCTAGTACAATAGTATTACCTGCTAGATATAAATTATTCCAACGATTAGTAGCATTGCCCAAATTATATGTTACATTGGCGCTTGGATTGATATTACCTGCTACAACCATGCCAGTACCGGTAACGGTAACAACTCCACTATTACCTGCTACACCAATAGTAACATTACCATTAACAGCAGGTATATTTACATTACTTGTGCCATTGCTTATACCTGATGTAGTGACACTAACTGTAGTAAAACTTAAATTACCGGCTCCGTCTGTTTGTAAATATTGACCTGCACTACCGCCGGTAAGATATAGATTAGCGATTGGACCTAAATTACTAATACCTGTTGTAGTTAAATTATCAACCAATAAGGTGTCATTACTTCTTAGTTCTTCAATTGTTAGCGTTGACGAGTTTGCAACTAACGGGTACTTATTTGCCATTTAAAATTCCTTCACTATATTTATTCGGTAACAGATACATTTAAAAATGATCCTGATCTTAGTCGTATTGGGTATTGTCTAAGAACAGGATTAGGTGATGATAGATAACTATTACCATTTCTTAAATTTACAGTGACATAATATGTAGGTACAGTTTTCCAACCTAATGTCTGTGATGCCCCGTCAGCGATTACTCCTAATACTTGTTGCGTTGTACCAACTGTATTAGGAACAGTAAATGATACATTTGCGGCTATGTTTGTAGGTGCTGCTAAACTTACTTTATTACCCGCTGCGTTTTGAAAACTTAAAGTATTACCTGCACCTAATACGGTTACATTGCTAACAGTAAGCGTATTAGATAATTTATTAAATAAAAATCTACTACTTCCAGCAAAATTACCTGAATCGTTAAACTGAACATAAGTGTTAAATCCACCGGGACTTCCTGCTACAGTAGACCAAGTTAATATGCCATTACCATCAGTAGTTAGTGCTTGTCCATTGCTACCACCGGTAATATTAATATTGGCTACATTGCCTAAACTTAAATTACTACCATTGAATGTGACATTGGGTATGCCACCAAATGAACCATTTGCGTTATATTGTAGTTGGGTATTTGATCCACCTGGTATCCCTGGACTTGAATTACCAGCTTGAAGTGTAGATACTTCAATTTGAGCACCATTGGCAGGAGGACTTACAAATGTTATATTTGCCCCTGATAGAGTATATGAATTTCTAAGTAGAGTTACGCCATTATAGTTAACACTGGTTTGGTTAATATTACCAGGTGTTGTACTTAATTGAAATGTAGTTTGAACACCATTTCCTGTGAAATCATCTACTGTTACATTAGCACCTGATCCGCCACCTCCGCCAGTACTATTAAAAGTAATACTTTTTGGATTACTAGTATTACTAGTAGTAATAGTTATTCCAGTACCAGCAATAAATTGTACTGTATCTTCACCTACAGCAACAAGACTAGGTTGTCCTGTTACTTGCCAAGTCTTAAAAGTACTACCTAATGTTATTAATGCGTTGCCTGATCCAAGATCGGTAACACCAAATCCACTAGTACTATCAAATTTTAGTGTGCTAACGCTAGCAATGCTATTAGTGACATTGCCACCGGTTGCATTACTTAGAGCAACGGTTAGTGGAGTAGTTGATATACCAGTTAGTAAACTACCATTACCTATGTAAAAATTGGCTGTGACATTTCCCGTAGTAATTACATTGCTATTACTAGCATTTAATGTGATATTTCCGACCGTAAGGCCGTTTTTAACTACGAAATTTCTATTTGCCACAGTTCCATATATCCCTGTAAAGCTTAACTAATAGAGGTTAACTGGTTGGTTGAATATATGCTGCCACAAGATTTACCTTAGTATTTCCACTTAGTGTAGTTGCATAAACTGCCACATTACCTGATATTCCATTAATATTACTTGTTATTTCAACAATATCCGCTGTTACATTAGAACAAATTGAACCATACACTGTTATATATGAATTTGATCCATCATGTACTAATAAAGCCTCTACTGATTGATATCCGTCATCTCCTGCTGCTGATACGACATATTTAGCAGTTCGGTAAGTCGACGGATTAAATTGGTCAAGAACTGTATTTGTAGTTACAGCAACGTTTGTTCTATTGCTTGTTAGTCCACCGTTAAGTTTTAAGTTACCTGTAGTTGTATTACCTGAAACTACTAAATTGCTTAATGTACCAACACTGGTTATATTTGGTTGTGCTGCTGTAGTTAATGTACCAGTTAATAAACTAGCGCCAATTGTTCCTGAGTTAGCATAGATATTACCTGCTGTAATATTTGCGGTAACTGCTAATGAGAGTAATGTACCAACACTGGTTATATTTGGTTGAGCATTAGTAGTTAATGTGCCTGTAAAATAATTTGCTGTAGCAACATTACCTAAGTTAGCATTGCCACTACTAAGATTTCCACTTACTATTAGTGATGTTAAATTACCAACGCTTGTAATATTTGGTTGTGCTGCTGTTGTTACTGTTCCTGCTGTAGTCGCACTATCAGCCGATACAGCATGAGTTGCATTTGCAACTGTACCTGTAACATTAGCTCCAGTAATATTTGCTAAATTAGCTCCACTACCAATGAAATAATTTGCTGTTACAGCATTGCCTAAGTTAGCACTGCCGACTACTGTAAGAAGATTAGTTGAACTATTAAATGTGAAGTTAGCACTAGCGCCAAAATCACCATTACTATTAAATTGTATATAAGTATTCGACCCTGCTGCTTGTTGGAAGTCAACTGGGCTACCATTCGCATAGTAATAGTTGTCTGTTAAAATACCACCAACATTAGCATTTCCACTAATGTTTGCTGAACTAGCAGTTATTTTATTAGTACTAGTAATATTATTAGCAGATAAGTTGCCAGTAATATTAGCAACGCCATTTGATATTAAATTACCACCAGTTATATTAGCAGATGCTTGTAATGTGTTAGCACCAATAATACCTGAGTTAGCGTAAACATTGCCACTAGTTGTATTTCCAGTAACACTAAGATTTCCTAATGTACCAACACTAGTTAAACTTGAAGTTGTAACGCCACTAGCAAGAGTAGTACCGCTTAAATTAGCTGCATTTGCTTGAATATAAGTATTACTTGCAGCAGTTAATTGACCTTGCTCATTTACTGTAAATGTTGCTACTTGATCACTGCCACCATATGAACCGGCTGTTACTGTTGTGTTGCTAATACTAAATTGACTACCGTTTAAAGTTAATCCAGTGCCAGCTGTATAACTACCTGCCCCAGAGAATTGAACAAATGTAATGTTAGTTGTACCAACAGTAACTGGACTATTAGTAGTACATACCCAACCTGTATCAGCGTTAACTGTACCTTCTTCTACGAATACGAATGCTCCTGGAATCTCACCGCTAGGAGAATTGTTATCAAAATCAGTAGCTCGTGTTAGTACGAATACTGCACTAGCAGAACCTGTTGCAGTAACTACATATATACCATTATAAGGTTGATTAGCATTAATCTCATTTTTAATAAGAACTCTAGCACCTGCGCTTGGTGTTCCACCGTCAAGTGTTAATGCACCATTAGCACTAGCAGTAATAGTTGCACCAACTCCTGATGTTCCGTTATTATATGTATAATTAGGCAGTGCTGTGTAGGACGCAAACTGAACACTGCCTTTAGGATCTAGACCTTGTGCTGCTGTATCAACATAATCTTTTGTTGCAGCATCGGTTGCTTGAGTAGGAGTTGCTAATGAAGTGATTCTAAAATTACCAACATCTACTGTACCAGTTCCAGTAGGTCTTAAATCAACATTGTTATTTCCTGCCGCTGCTGTAATAGTAACACTGGTTGACTTACCTAATACATAATCGGTAATTACATTAGTATTAGATTGAATATTGCCTGAAACTACTAAACTACTTAGTGTACCAACACTTGTGACATTTGGTTGAGCATTAGTTGTTAATGTACCAGTTAATAAACTTGCTCCAACAGTTCCTGAGTTTGCGTAGATATTACTGCCAAGTACATTGCCAGTAACGGTTAGTGTATTAGTAGAACTGTTAAATGTAAAGTTAGCACTAGCACCAAAGTCATTATTACTATTATATTGAATCTGTGTATTAGATCCTGCCGGTTGTTGAAAATCTACTGGACTACCATTTGAATAGTAATAGTTATCTGTTTTAATCCCTGATACAGAAACGTTTCCGCTAAAATTGGCTGTATTACCCGTTAATTGTAAATTAACAGTAGAATTGTTTGATGTTACATTTGAGGTGACGCTTAGGAAATTAGCAGTACCAAGATTACCTAAGTTAGCATTTAGCGTTTTAATATTACCACTAAAATTAGCAGTGTTTCCGCTAAGTTCTAAATTAACAGTTACATTGTTAGATACTATATTGCTAGTAATATTAGCAAAATTCGCAAGTAATAAATTGCCTGCATTAATATTACCTGCATTAATATTACTATTAGATGCATCAATTGTTACATTGCCTACTTGTAACCCATTTTTTACGACAAAATTTCTTGTGGTCATATTTTTTTCTCTTTAATATTAATCGGGAATATATGTCCCAATATAATTTACAGTAACATTTGTTCCTAATCCAGTACCCAACAAATAAACAGTGTCTCCCTCTATGTCTGTTGATAACATTATAAGATCATCACCGGTTGTTGATAAGCTCCCGTATATAGTAACTATACTATTTATGCCGTCATGAACTAAAAGGACCTCAATGGCCTGATAACCCTCGTCTGCACCTACTCTAAATGTGTATTTTACCGATCGATATGTGGTTAATAAAAAACTATCTACAATCGTATCAATATCTACTTGTATTGATTGTTTACTAGAAATTAACCCTTGGCTAGTTAAAGTGTTTACTAATAAATTTGTTCCAGCAAAATTTACTGCACCTGTTGCAGTTAAATTAATAGCACTAATAGAATTGGCAACTAAATTACCTCTGGCTGTAACAGTACCTGTTATAGAACCCATTGTTACATTTGACTGCAATCCTAGATTAATGTTATTGATTGATGAATTAAATATTCCTGCTGTATTGCCAGTAGTTACAACTGTACCCGAGCCAATTGTGACACAACCCAATGTAGATGTTAAATAATTACCAGTTGCTAAATTACCAAAGTAAGTAGTGCCAACTACTCGTAGACTGTTGTTTGTAACAGTTAATACATTGGCAGTATTAGCGACTCTAAATGTAACATTACCATTTGGTAAAACAGCTACATTACTAGTACCGTTTACAAGGTAAGTGCCTGCTGCGGCAGCAATGTTGGTAAGTAATCCGCCATCACCTGCAAATAAGTTACCGTACACTGTACCGGTATTAGCGTAAATATTTCCACTAGTAGTTAAAGAAGTTAGAGTACCTAATCCAGTAATCAATGATTGATTACCAGTTAATACTACACTAGAGTATAAGGAATAGTTTGCGTTGGCAACAGTACCAACAATGTTAGAAGCATTTACATTAAAGCTAGTTCCTGCAAAGTTAGCATAATTCGCATTAGCAGAATTACCACCATTGCCTCCTGATTGTGCTATCCAACTTAAATTGCTTGCGCCATCGGTAGACAATACATATCCACTGTTTCCACCACTAATATGTACAGTATTAACATTACCTAAATTTATATAAGGACTATGAGTAAAATCTACATTACCATTAGCAATCATATCCGCATTTGCGGGAACTATAATTTGCTGAGTAACTTTAACGATTGGTGCAACAACATTTCCTGAAACTACTAAATTAGTTGTGTCTGCACTAAGTCTGATATTTCCCATATATATGGTGCTGCTTGCCAACCATAAATCTCTAAATCTATGAGTAGTATTACCTATGTCATAACTAATGTTTGCATTAGAAAGAATGTTCCCACCCATTGTGAGTGAGGTTAGTGTACCTACACTAGTTATGTTGGGTTGGGCATTATTACTAACCGCAGCCGCTAATGGAACAGATCCAACTAAATTAGCAGCAGGTAAGTTAGTTAAGTTAGCACCACTACCAATAAATAATCCTGAATTAACAGCATTAGATATTGTCAGTGTATCAGTAGTTTTATCATAAGTAAAAGCGGATTCGCCACCAAAACCACCGCTATCATTAAATTGAACCGCACGGTTACTACCACCTGGATTACCAGTTCCACCACCGCCAACAGCCATACCACCCGGGTCACCGGTATAAACACGAATCGTATTCGTGTCTGGATCATACCATAAACGACCTTCTTGACCTACAAATTCATCTGGGTTATCTACCCTATTATCTCTACTTGTAAAGAATTTTTGAATATGTGTCGATGGCATATTCCTTTACCCTGCAGGAAAATTGTGCGGGGAAAATACCGCTGCTAGTTTTTTAAGTCTTTCTAAATCAGTACCAGTAGATTCTTCTTCTGCGTCTATTTCATCTTGAACGGTAGGCTCAACTGTTACATCATCAGTTTCAACACCTACGGCATCTTTCATAGTAGATAATTGTTGTTGTAAAGGAGGACTCCATTTAGCTTTACCATCACTGCCATATTCAATGCCTGGATTAATTACAGTTTTTTTATCACAGTCAGGAGCTGCTACTACTGGCTGCTGAGGATTTGGTTTGGTAACTTCTTCTTCAGGTGAAATAATTAAATTCAAAGTTTGAATATTAACTGTTTTACCCGGTCCTATTAAATCTTCAAGTCTCATATTATAATCCTGCCATGGCTTTAAAGTTCTTTAATTCTGTATCATTACTAGAATATATAGGTTTGGGTTCTATCTTAGCTAACAGTCTCATTTCGTTTAATTCTTCTTCACGCTCTTTGTCTATTTTATATTTATTTGGATTTAGTATGATAACCTGTTGTAATACTTGTTCGTCAGGTTCGTAATCTTCACCGTCAACTGTTACTGTCCATTCATTAACTTTTATATCTGTAAGTGTTGTTAAATCTGATAATAATTCTACAATTCTGCCAGGTGCATTGGAACGGCGATTCATCTCTACAAATACTAAATATTTACCAATCTCAATTTCACCATCACTAAGACTAGCATCTAATACCCAATCATATCCACGCTCAAACCAATCTACTAAATCTTCACCTGCTGCTGAAGATTTAACAATAAAGGCTAGTGTTACAACGTCCTTATCTTTACCCATTTTAGCGGCATATTCATCTACCGATACGGTTGAAACTATTTGATTTTCCATATCATGGTAATCTAAGCCTTCGGTAATATAGGTTTTATTATTCATAATTATACTGGTGCCTGTACAGGTGATGCAGGAGGTGCTCCAAGTGGTGCACCCATATCCATTGGAGATTGAGCGCCTTGATCTCCGGCGTCTTGTTTATCTAAATCGTCCTCATAGGCATTCTCAATTTCTTCTAAGTCAATAGTTTGATCAGCCAAATCAATTGAACCTTCTTTAATATCGTTCATCAATTCTTTAGGCATTCTTATTTGTACAAACCAAACAGGGCGCTCTTCCATTTTTGGATAGCGAGTTCCCTGTACGAAATCTTCATAATTTTTTACTTCAACAGGAACTTTGATTCTTGATTTAGCAAACGCTACATCACATCCAATAGTTGCTAGTCGTTTTGCCCCACGTGGGTCTGGCATTAATTTATATGGCCACATGAATACACATGTGACACTATATTTACCTATGTCTGGGCCCTGTACTAATTCCCCTAGTAGCCAATTTTTATAAGCATAAAGATCGGCTTCATCTAATACACGCTCAAAATCAAGTAATATGGACATTGTACCATCGCTTGTAAATACTCCTTTTATGGAGCTTACAATACTTACAAAGTCAATGTCATTAAAAAAGTTATCTGCGGAATGTTGTTTCATCTAGTATTTATCTTAGAGGAATATATTTATGTAGAATCAAAAAAATATGTTGAGCCTAATATTTATCAATTATCTCTGTGTTTACCTAGTACGTTATATCATACCTGAACAATCTTTAAATACTTTTGAATGTGATTACATTCTTAGCTCTAACAAAGGAGATCAAGTTGAGTAAAAGAAAAACTAGTGCGTTACGCAGTAAAGAAGATCCTAGACAAATACAACAAAACAGAAACGAAGTGAAAACATTCTACATGAATCAATCTAAAACAATAGACTTCAGCCAAGCTCAACCCCGAGCCAAACGGAAAGCTGTTGAATTGATTCCAAAGTCTCAAAACCAAGAAAAATACATGATGGCCCTCCTAGATGATGAAACCGATATAGTCGTAGTTTCAGGACCTGCAGGTACGGGCAAAACTTATCTTGGAATGTTAGCCGCTATTAAGGCTATGAGAGAAGGTGTCTGCGAACAAATTATTTTAACCAGACCCGCGGTCGGCGTTGATGACGAAAAACATGGCTTCTTGCCTGGCGACTTAAATGCCAAAATGGAACCTTGGACTCGTCCATTACTTGATGTTTTAAAAGAATATTATTCAGTTAAAGAAATAGCCCAAATGCTAGACGAACAAATCATTGAGATAGCACCACTAGCATTTTGTAGAGGTAGAAACTTCAAACATAGCTATATTATTCTAGATGAAGCACAAAATGCCACACCTAGTCAACTAAAGATGATTATGACAAGAATCGGAGTTGGCAGTAAATTAATAATCACAGGAGATATTGAACAAGCAGACAGAAAAACTTCACAAAATGGTCTTATGGATCTAATAGATAGACTGGGACAGTATCAAGTTCCAGGTCTAACATCTTGTAAATTTGATGTGCGTGACGTACAAAGACATAAAATTATTGAACATGTCTTAAAGTTGTACTCATAAAAAACGGGGCCTAGGCCCCGTTTTTACTTTTCTTTAGCTGTTATATGGGCTTCTTTCTCTAGCTGCCCAATCAATGCTGGATAAATTTTTTTATAATAATCATTCATCCTGTCCCAATCTGTATCTACAACCTTTCCTTCAATAACGCATTTTAAGACTTTCTTTTCGGCATAGTCTAAAATAACATTCATTAACTGTTGATCGGTTAATTTTACACGCCTAGACATGGATACAGCCTCGTCAATTTGACCGTTAGGCTTTCTTATAAATTGTATAAACAAATATCTCATAATGACAATTCTGCCAAAGTTGCTGCTAATGAAATTTCAGGAATACCTACCAATGGTAGATTGGCAAGACCATTGCGAATGATTATAATATTAGCATCACGCCGTTCATTAGTTGTGCCCCAAAGGTCAAGATTGTCGTACATCCATTTATATGTATCTTCAATGCGTGTTGGATACAACGCAATATAATGTAGCAGTTGTTGACGACCTTCTATAATTTTACCACTTTTAAACAATTGTGCGGCTTCAACTAGAATAGAATCTTCACTTGAATTAGTATCTACATTAGAAATGAGTTTACCTGTATTACTGTTTACTTGAAGTTGGTTTAGACAACGCCTAAGATCAGGATAAGTTCCACGAATATAGTTATCTAGTGTATCTAAGTCAAACTCTACGCCCTCAGTAACAAGAACAGTTGCGGCCCTAGCAGTAAACTCATTCATATCAGGTTTTGCGATATGAATCTTATGACACCTGCTATTACGCAATGCAGGGATAATCTTATGCTCATAGTTACAAGTTAAGATATACCTAACAGTCATATGATATGTTTCCATATCACCGCGCAATGCTGCCTGACTTGGCTGAGTTAGATAATCAGCCTCATCTAGTAGAACGATTTTGAATTTACCAAAAGGCATTGTTTGAACAAAGCCATTGATTTTTTCACGCATATTATCAATACCATTTTCACGGCTGGCATTGATTTCTAGTACATCATACTCTTCCACACCTAGTTCTTTAATAAGAACCTTAGCAAGTGTAGTCTTACCTGTACCTGGATCCCCACTTAATAAAAGATGGGGAATAGATCCTTCACTAATCCATTGCTTGACCTGACTTTTCAGTCGGTCATCAGTAAACACATATTCATCTACATTTGTGGGACGAAATTTCTCAACCCAAAGCCTATTTTTCATTTTTTCTCACCAAATAATTGAAGTAACGACAAGAAGATATTAATGAAATCTAGGTATAAAGTCAAGGCTCCCGTGACTTCTGCTGTCCCAGTTTCATCATAAAACAGCATTTCTCTAATCTTTTGGGTATCATACGCAGTCAAACTCAAAAAGATGATGATAGCAAGTGCTGAGATTACCATTTGAAATACAGTACTACCAATAAAAATATTAATGATACTGGCAATGATAATAGCAATAAGGCCAACAAACATAAACTGACCCATACTATCAAGGTTTGTCTTCGTGAAATATCCATAAAAACTCATAACACCAAATAGTACTGCCGCACCCATAAATGCAGTAATGATACTACCCATTTGAAACACAGCAAAAATGGTAGCAAAACTTAGTCCCATAAGGGCGGCAAATCCATATAGCATAAGAAATGCTACTTCCCTAGATGGGCTACGAGATAGTACAAAAGTAATCGCAAAAATAGCAATGAGAGGTGAAAACATCACGATCCATTTCATTACACCAGTAAAGAAAAATGCTAGTAATTGGGGTGATGTACCAACAAAATAACTAACAAGCATACTGACCAAAACAGCAAGACTCATGTTCTTATAAACACCAGCCATTGCTGTATTGATTGTAGTAGCGTCTGGATAAACTCTAGGGGTATAAAACATAATTAACTCCTTAATGTTTCAAAACTAATAATCTTACCTAACTCTTCACCAAGGTCTTTATCCTCAGTAACAATATGTAATTTATTTTCGCTACGGTCACGGTGTCTATCGTATTGATGGTATTCAACGATGAATCCACCATTTGCTTTATACACAGTGAAGTTCATGCCAAATGAATTTAGGTTAGAGGTCTTGGGTGAACCAGCAATAGTTTGGTTTGCATAAACTTCTCCAACACTAGCATCTTTCAAAGAACTATTGAATTTTTTGTTAAGCCAACGAATAATAAATTGCATTTAGATTACCTTATCACCCATAGTATGATCTAGCACAGGTTCGTCACTAACCATTAAAATATCATTGTTATCTACTTTACGGATAGTAAGTTCACCTGAACTATCTTCAATTTTAATACCGCGAGTCCAACGACCGTGGCTAATTAAAATATATTGACCAACTTGAACATCTTTTTGTTCAGGTCCAATCGCATATACACGACCCCAACGAGGTCTGATACCTGAATTTTTCATATCATCATTGGGAATAATAATTCCACCTGCACTGATACGCTCATCAAATGCCATGTCTGACACAATAACTGCATCATGCAAGGCTCGTAAATTATTAATCTTGTGTGGTTGTATTGCCATTTTTACTATTAATCTCCTTTGATTTAATTTCTTTAACTTCCACTTTACTTTCTTTGACTTCTAAAGCCTTAATTTCTTCAACTTCTAAATCATCTTCAAACTCAGCCTCAAGTTCTTTTTCAAATGTGGTTAATTCTTCTTTAACTACGTCAGGTTTGACCTTGTTTCTTTCAATGGGCTGAGATGGTTTTCTAACTACATTGGCTGAACGGTTACCTACAGTTTTTGCATAGTTTTCGTTAACTCTATTAGTAGCGCTTTTGATTACCTTTCCAGTAGAATCAATTGTGTCACCGCGAGCATTAACTTTCATATTACCAACTGCTCTTGCCTTTTCGTTTTTAGCAGCCAATGCTCCCATGTCTACTACTTTTCCCATTGCTGTTTTATATTTCATAATGAAACTCCTTATATAGAATATTTATTTTAAGAATTCATCAATTGATAAATCATAATATAATGAATTAATACGGTGAACTCCTAACAAAAATAGTACAAAACTGGCTACACTACTACCTCTACCCACGCCCCATACTATATTATTTGCTCTCATAGTATCTACAAAATACTTGAGATAGCGTAACAAATCAAACATTTCCCGTTCTTGGAATAATATTAATTCTTCACCAACTCTTTGTAGTTCTTCATCGTTTTTACACAAGTCTAATACATATTTGGCAATGTCAAAATTCTTATACTCTTCGGGCATTAACCAATTATTTTGTAACCTATTGTCAAATTCTTCAATAGTTAATTTAGGATCGGAATAGACTGTAGTATGTGGTACATCAGACAAATCTAATATATCTGAAAACTGTATGGGTTTTTCTACCAAAACTTGTTTTAGTTTTCGTACAGGGTCCCTCAAATATATTTCACAGATATCACTTTCTGTGTAAATTTGCTGCCCGTACAAATCTGTTTTCATAACTGATTGTAACACCTCTTAAGGTAAATATCAAGAGTTACTTGTCCAAATTCAAGAAAACAATCTCGTTGTCAGTAGAACTGTCTTTTTGCTTCCAAGCTAATCCCAAATCGATCCAATCATTGGTATCTTTTTTAAGTTCAACTATTTTGTCTTTTTTGTTTAATTTCTTTGCCCAATCTGTAATACAGGGTCCAGAATTATTCCACCAAGAAACATTTCTATTCCAAAAATCAACATGTTCATCATGGGTAACATAAAACTCTACATCATCGGATATTAATGATGAAATTTTTATTTGTGTGACATATAATTTACTGTCAGTAATAGTATTAATCTTTTTTAATAACACCAAAGCTATTATCTGATCATATGGTTCTTCGGGCAATGTACAAACTCTTAATCCTGCTTTAATATAATTTTCAATTACAGTTTTATTAGTTTCATGTACAAAAATACAATTGTCTAATCCATTGATAAACAAATGCTTAATACGGTCTAGTGCGATATTTTGTATTGATATATCTTCAACCGTTACTTCCATATAAAGCCTAATATTATAGGTATTAATTAGGAATTTATTTTCATAATATAATCCTGCTTGAAAGGCAAAATCTTTTGATACTCTAGCGCTCATTTTGTTTCTTTATATCAATCTTTGAACTAATATTTTGTTTTTTTATGAGATCATCCATTTTCTTTTGGTATTCATCTTTATAACTACCGATTGCCATTTGTAATTGATGAATTAATGGACCATTTCCAGTCCTATAAGCAAAATTTAATTTTCCAGTGAGATCAGATATCGTAGTTTGTAAGTCTTCTAGTTTTTTATCAGATAAATCAGTTATGAATGGATGCATTTAATTACCATGAATTAAGAGGAATTCTTCGCCAAATATCAGACCCTACATATATGTTAGCAGTTGTAGCAGTAGCATTAGAACTTAATGTTAATGTTGTACCTGCTACACCATTTGTCCTAGATTGACTAATAGTTATATTCGGGCTAGATATAGTTTTAATATAATAGACTGTATTTGCAACTATTTCTGCAATATTTGCTGTAAAAATGATTGGAGCATTAACTACTAGACTAGTGGTATTGTTTAATGTTATCACATTGGTTGTCACTGTAGTGTTTGCAACATTTTTATTATAAACTGTAGAATTATAATCATCAGTAGATACATACAAGTATCTTGCAGGATTAGCAAACATTGTAGTGCCTGAAGCATTTGCCCCAATTGCAATATTAGCCCCACCGATAGATGATGACACAGTAAATGTAGTACTAGACACTACATTTCTTACATAATATGTTGTTCCTACTACGATATTACCTGCAAGTGAAGTACCGGTAAATACTATTGGTAAATCAGTATATAGTTGTGTAGTATTGCCTGAAGTTGTAAGATATGGGTCTGTATTAGCAACGGTGATTGTTAATTGATTAACGCTAGGATCAACTGCTACTGTTCCTGCTACATCACCTTGAAATCCAGTTGGTGCTGGACTTCTTTGTTGAATTTGTGTAGATTGTCTTGGTCTATTATATGGTTCAATTGTAATAGTATTACCGCAATCTAAACTACTTAATCTGTAATCTAGTTGAGATACATTATAAGGGGTAGTAATATTTGAAGTACCAATAATATAATTTTCTAAACTAGTTAAACCAAAATTGTTATTTGATACTACTACTTCGCTAGGCCAAGTGATTACCGCATTTGCATTACTAATTGCCAATTGTAATTGAACATTACTCTGAGTGCCAGTAGGAGCCCAGTTACCAAATTGAAAGGTAGTATTAGCCGTAACAGTACCATATTGTACGTCACCTAATGAAACATCAACTAATACTGTGCCGGATAAGCTATTGCCCAAATTAAAAGTAGTTGCTCTAAAACTTCTCGTACTGGCATTGCTAATCAAAGTATTAGCCATGTTATTGTCTACAGTGGTATTATTTAATGCGGACTTGACAACAACTTTGTTTTGTAAATCAGTGATCTCCGTACCGGCGGTATCAATATTAGTTTTTATAGCATTGAAATTATTCCTAAACCCTTGGCTACTATTATTCTGCCCGGGTGTAGGATAATTAACATCTATTCCGTTTGTATTAATTGCGCTACTCATAATTCATTTCCATATAGTATTTAGTACTGAGATTCGTCAGGTAAAATTGTTTGACGGGGGAATAGTACATAAAAATCTTTACTATCAACAGGATCGGGAACAGGTGTTCCACTAGGTAAACCAGTCCACGTGGGCGGTACTAACCTATTATCATAGTTATATGTCATACTCTTGTCTACACTAAATCTATCAATTCTAAAATTAATCATATTTAATGTATATGGCAAACCATCAGCCTGTGTCCAATTATTATTAATATTATTTTTTATAATTTCTGCACCACCCGGTTGAGTATAACATATTACCCAAGCTTGAGTATACCCCAATGTACTACCATCTATTTGTTGACTAGTCATCCATAATGGTAACAATCTACTATCATATTCTTGCCCCAATACTTGTGCTACTCGGTTACGCATATTATATAAACTATTTGGATATAATGTACGGGCGTATCCTGGAGTTAAGCTGGTATAGTACAGTTGTCCTAATATATCTTCATAGCTGGTAAACACATTTGTTACACTAGTATACCATGGACCTTGACCTAAATCAATTAATACTGGCCAATATATTGAACTTGCCACACTAACACCCTTAGGGTTAACTAAATTATCTATAACTTGACTATACACTACTTCATAAATTATATTACCATTCTCATCTCTTGCAATGGCAGTTTTTAATTCGCCTAATGTAATGTTCCTCCAATAATGATTTCTAGTTACAGCCGCAATGTACTCAGCTACATCACTAGCATATATACCATATGCGTGTTCGTAAATTACACTAGATGCTTTACCAAAATAAATGTCATTGGGACGATATAATAAATCATAAGGTATTAGTGTATCATCATTCAATAAAGAATCAATCATAACTCTATCTTGTATACTAGGAGTAGCTTTTATGTACAATGTATCAGTAGGTTGACTAAATTCTTGCAATACAGTTAATGTAAAGGTTCTATTAGAAAATACTATAGGATAAATTGGTGAGTATGCTTGTATTGTAAAGGTAAATACTGTGTTATCACCTTGTTCTAATAAATTAGCGGTAGGTTGATCTGCTACATACCCAGTTATTTGTCCATTAGACAAAAGTGTTAAATTCGGGGGCAATTCCCCGTCTATAACCCTAAATTGTAATGCAACATCTGCTGTCGCTGATACACCTTTTGTACTTACAGTACCATTAAAAATAGTTCCTAAATTACTAGGAGTAACCCATGTAATAACACCTGTTATTGCATTTGCTAAATTAAATGAGAAGTTAAAAAAGGGTGTTTGTATTGTTGGGTTGGCTGTTTTATAAACAGCAACACCAAAATTAAATTGGTTAATACCTTCAGTTGATATCGAAGGAGTACCTGTTATCCAACCTGTTGCACTGTCACCGGTAAGTGCAGATGGTAACTCTGAGTATACATAAGTAATACCATTGCCATCAAAATCATGTCCAATTATCTTAAATGCAAAATAATTATCACTTTGGATAGTTCCAATAAATGCCAGTGAACTTGGGGGATATGTATCATTATATCCACTATCTATCGGCGGTAATACATAATATCCATAATATGGATCAGCATCAGTTATGTTAAATGATTGTGGTCTAGTATTATATATTGTAGGTGTTCTGCTATTTGCAGGAAAGCCTGGACCACCTTGACTTATGGGAGTATTCTGATTTATGATAGTCATACTATATGACCCTGAATCTCCTCCTAATGGACTGTTTAATGTTAATGTAAAAACATATGACCTAATAGTTGGTTGTCCAATTGAAAGTGTAGGCAATGTAACTGTCATAAATCCTGTACCACTAGCAAGCGCTAATGTAGGACCGTTTTGAGTAGTACTTATTGTAAAAGTAGTACTATCTATGATACTTTTAATATAATAAGTAATACCTGCTTCTAAACCACCAAATACCGAGGCCCCGGTAAACACGACTGGTCTACCAAGAGCGAATCCTGTTGTAGTTAAACATGTAATTATATTAGTAGTTTCTGTTACAGTTGCCGCTGTAACAACTTCAGGTAATGTCACTGACGCTGTAGGTGGTTCAGCATATCCTCTTATTAATCCAGTTTGATTAATTTCTAGTCCTACGGGCAGCGCTCCCTCTATCAATGAAATAGTTACAGGATTCTCTGAATCAGGATTAGCATATTCAATTTGAAGTTCTATCCACACACTGTCGTTTGACGTTAAAATACTACCAGATGGGGTGACAAAAGATGGTATTGCAGTGCCAGAGATAGTCATTGAAAATGTTCTATCTCTTATGTTTCCTAAATTATCAGTGGCTCTTATAGTAAAAGTTGATGTAGTTTCTTGTGTTACTAATGAAGGTGTACCGTAGATTGTTCCTAGGATATCAATTGATAATCCTGCCGGTAAAATAGCACTTAGTAATGTATAAGTTACACTGGTGGCAGGAGCCACTGGTGTGGCTATTAATTGCGTAATAGTAGAAATTCCCGATGGGAAAGTTCCTAAAGTTCCTGCTGGTGTAGTCCAAATTGGTTGTGCCATTTTACCCTTGAAGCAAATTCAATGCAATTTGATAATGATGCTTTCTATCTTCCAATCCAATAGTTCCGCCATTAATTCTTTTAGTCAATGTAACAAAATCATCACGGTCGCAATATTGATTTAATTTATTATTATCCCAAAACCATGCTGCACTAACTAATGCGCCGTTTGGAGTTTCTAAATAGGCTACTGTATCATCAATACTCATGTCCAGTGCCTGTGCAAACTTAGTATAATTATCTCTTCCTGTTAACTGTATTAATCCACGCCCACAAAAACGATATCCATCACCTGATTCTTCAGAACCATTTTTCATTCTGTTAGCATATACACGATTAGCAATCTTTTCTGGTTTCTTCTCGTATTGCTTTGCAGTAGCTTCATCGGGGAAGTATTTTTTGAAAGTAGTCATCAACCCTTTAGCACTATAATTTAAATTTTCTTTTATAGCAGTAAACCCACCTGATTCGTGTGCTACTTGTGCTAAAAACCCTGCTATTCTTTTTGGGTTGTCAAACATTTCATAATATTGACCCACTGTGTTAATCGGTTCAACGTAATTTTCTAAAATTGCAGGTTTTGTTTTTGGACAAATTGCTCTTAATATATCTAATGTTATCATAATATTTCCTTATGCGTATGTAGCGCCTACTGTATACCACTGAGTTGTAGTTGGTGCAATAAATTGTATTGTTGCGTTCGCAACTTGCGTCAATCCTGCATTGGCTGCTAGTGCATTAATTGCTGCCCCAGTTGCAGGGTATACTAATAAACTGTTTGCACTACTATTAGTAATAGTTAATACCATACCAGCTACTGCTGTTGGTAATACTACACCATTGCCAGATAGAACAGTAGAAACAATGTTCATCTCTTTAGTCAATGCTGTAGCAGTACCTTGAGTAGAACCTGCTGCTGATATTGCAGTACCAACTGAACGTATGTGATATGATGTTACTGTTACATTACCTGCTGATATATTACCAGTAGTACTAATAGTATTACTACCAGCAGCCACGATACCAATTAAATTACCGCCAGTTATATTACCTGTACCAGTAATTACCCCACTACCAAAGCCTAAGTTACCGACGTTCGCATTACCTGAAATATTTGCTGTACCGGTGATATTAGCACCAGTGCCGGTTACAACGAACACATTAGCATTACCAACTGCTGATAAATTAATATTGGCATTTGCTACAATAGATATGTTGCTGTTACCATTAATAAATGTACCAGTAAAATAATTAGCACTTACTAAGTTTGCTCCAGTAATATTACCACCGGTTCCAGAGCCTACTGTAATATTACCAACGTTAGTATTACCAGTGATGTTAGCAGTACCAGTGATGTTTGCACCAGTTCCAGTTACAACTAGCACATTAGCATTACCAACCGCACTTATATTAACGTTTCCGTTAGCAGCAGGTATATTAACATTACTATTACCGTTTGCGTGAATACCAATCAAGTTACCACCAGTAATATTACCAGTAGTAGTAATTGTATTTGACCCAGCAGCGATAATACCAATTAAGTTACCACCAGTAATGTTGCCGGTACCAGTAATTACACCACTACCAAAGCCTAAGCTACCTACGTTAGCATTACCTGAAATATTTGCTGTACCGGTGATATTAGCACCAGTGCCGGTTACAACGAACACATTAGCATTACCTGCTGCACTTATATTAACGTTTCCATTAGCGGCAGGTATATTGACGTTACTATTACCATTTGCATGAATACCGATTAAGTTACCTGCAAAAGTAACGTTACCTGCAAGATAACTATTACCTGCTGCTACAAATAATGAATATGGATTAGTAATTGTAGCATTTGTATTAGCAACTGGCGCACCTGCAATATAAAACGTTGCTGCGTTAGTAAATGTAACAGTAGCATTTGCTGCTGCTAAGTTTGGTGCTGCTATTGCGTGTATTGCTGCATTAGCGATAGTAGCACTGGCTGCTGCTGAATTATCTGTATAGGTAGAGAATATTGCACGAATACCCAAATTACCTGTTATAGTTGATACATTGGCATTACCTGTAGCAGCACCTGATGCTGTATAGTTATTTGCAAATACAGTTCCGTTTGCTGCATTAGCAATGATAGTAGAAGCGTTTGCTATGTTACCATTAACTGTAGTAATATTACCTGTTGTAGCAATTAATGTTGTTGTACCTAAGTTACCAGTGTTAGCATTACCTGAAATATTTGCTGTACCACTAATATTTGCTCCAGTACCAGTAATTGTCAATGTAGTATTACCAACAGCCGCTATTGTGACATTGCCGTTTGCAGTTGCAATGTTGACATTACTATTACCGTTGGCTAAAATACCATATAGATTACCAACAAATGTAGTTGCGTATAATGCACCATTACTTGTGTTTGCAACGAACGCAGCGTTAGCGTTCATTTGTACGTTACCTGTTAATGCATTAGTAAAGTTAACATAATAGTTACCTGTAGATGCTGTAGTAATAGTACTATAGTCCGAAACGTTAGCATAAGCAACACTAAGATTAGAAACACGAGTTGTACTTGTTACTACTAACGGCGCAGTACCGGTTGCTATGTTTGATATTAGTTGAGGTGAAGTAACGTTTGCTGAAGCAAGTACTTGAGCAGTTCCAATATTACCAACGTTAGCATTACCTGAAATATTTGCTGTACCGCTGATATTTGCACCAGTACCAGTAATTGTCAATGTAGTATTACCAACCGCTGCTATTGTCACGTTACCGTTTGCTGTAGCAATATAAACGTTACTATTACCATTAGCAAGGGTACCGATAAAGGTGTTAGCACTTATTACGTTAGAACCAGTAATATTACCACCTGTACCGCTACCAACAGTGAGAACATTACTACTAGCATTAAACGCTAGACCACTAGTACTTACTTTTACTGTTTGAGTGCTTCCTGCAGCGGCAACCATTACTGGGTATAATGGGTTAGTTGTTGTATCATTTGTTGCGTTGAGTGATGTTGACGTACCTGCAACACCGCTGTATCCTGATGTACCAGAATATCCACTTACACCTGATCCTGAGTATCCGCTTACACCTGCATTACCTGAGTATCCACTGACACCTGTGTATCCACTTATTCCGGTGTACCCACTGACCCCAGTATATCCACTGATACCTGATGTACCACTTACGCCTGTATATCCTGATATACCTGTGTATCCACTTATGCCTGAAGTACCTGAGTATCCACTTCTCCCTGATGTGCCGGTGTATCCACTGATACCAGATGTACCACTTGTACCAGTGTAACCACTTACACCTGAAACACCAGTGTATCCACTTACCCCTGTATATCCACTAACACCAGTGTAACCACTAACACCAGTGTAACCACTTATCCCTGATGTACCAGTATATCCGCTTATACCTGATCCTGAGTATCCACTGATACCTGATGTACCACTGATACCTGATGTACCACTGATACCTGATGTGCCACTTGTACCAGTGTAACCACTTATTCCTGATGTACCTGAGTATCCACTTACACCTGTATATCCACTAACACCAGTGTATCCACTTATACCTGATGTACCAGTATATCCACTAATACCTGATCCTGAGTAGCCGCTTATTCCTGAAGTACCGCTTATACCCGATGTGCCACTAGTACCTGATGTGCCTGAGTATCCACTTGTTCCAGTGTATCCACTTATACCTGATGTTCCGCTTATACCTGATGTTCCAGTGTAACCACTAATACCTGATGTACCAGTATATCCACTTGTTCCAGTATAGCCACTTATACCTGATGCACCACTTATACCTGATGTACCGCTTATACCTGATGTACCGCTTATACCTGATGTACCGCTTATACCTGATGTACCTGAGTAGCCACTAACACCAGTATAACCACTTACCCCTGTGTATCCACTTATACCCGATGTACCAGTATATCCACTGACACCTGTGTATCCACTTACACCAGTATACCCTGAAGTTCCTGAATAACCACTGCTACCTGATGCTCCCGAGAATCCACTAACACCATTAGTTAATGCTAAGATTAGAGGTAAATTATTACCAAAATTAGTAGAACCTGTTCCTCCCGAACCTGTTGATACTACTGGAAGTGTCCAATAAGTTGTATTATTTGTAGGAGTACCATTGATTTCAAATATTTGATAATTATTACTTTCGGCAGCATCTTGTAAAGTAATTAATTCTGTTTGACTTAGTAATGCTAAGAATATCTCAATATCTACTCCATCTGAAGTAACATGGTTTACATATATCTGAGTAGCACTAGTTTGTGTACTATTGTTCCAAATAATATCCCCAGTTGCAGGAGGCGCACTTTGTGTACTAGTATCAGCAAGATAATTGAAGTAACTACTTGATGTACCTTGTTTACCACTAGTACCTGAGGCACCGCTGTATCCACTAACACCGCTAGAACTACTATAACCGCTTAAACCTGATGTACCACTGTATCCACTTACTCCTGTATATCCACTTGTACCACTTGTACCACTTGTACCAGTGTATCCGCTAGTACCTGATGCGCCCGATGCACCTGAATATCCACTTACTCCTGTATATCCACTGATACCCGATGTACCGCTTATACCTGAAGTACCACTATATCCGCTTATACCAGATTCTCCACTTACACCTGTATAACCACTTATTCCTGATGTACCTGAATAACCACTAACACCAGTATAACCACTTATGCCTGATGTTCCACTTATGCCTGATGTTCCACTTATGCCTGAAGTACCTGAGTAGCCGCTTGTTCCAGTATATCCACTTATGCCTGATGTGCCGCTTATGCCTGAAGTACCTGTGTAACCACTTATGCCTGAAGTACCTGTGTAACCACTTGTACCCGAATAACCACTAATACCTGATCCTGAGTATCCACTGATACCTGATGTACCACTGATACCTGATGTACCACTTGTACCAGTGTACCCGCTTATGCCTGATGTACCGCTTATTCCTGATGTTCCACTTATTCCTGAAGTGCCTGTATAACCACTTGTTCCTGATGTACCAGTATATCCGCTTGTACCAGTATATCCGCTTGTACCAGTATATCCGCTTGTACCTGAGGTACCACTAGCACCAGTATATCCGCTTGTACCTGATGTACCAGTATACCCACTTACTCCTGAAGTACCTGAGTAGCCACTTGTTCCTGAATATCCACTTGTTCCGTCTTGACCATAATACCCGCTACTACCTGAATATCCACTGATACCTGATGTACCACTTGTTCCAGTGTAACCACTTGTTCCTGATGTACCAGTATATCCGCTTGTACCAGTATAACCACTTATACCTGATCCTGAATAACCACTTACACCTGAGAATCCTGATGGACCTTGAAGTGGTCCAATATTGGTATATGTGTTATCGCCATTACTTAATGCACCATCACCTGCATTATATCCACCACCAGCAGCTAGAACGATATATAAATATCCTGCAGGTTGACCAGATGGTAATAAAGTAGAGTTCGCAACTGAACCTTGAATAGCGACTGATTGACCTGAGTATCCGCTTCTACCTGATGTACCACTGATACCTGATGTACCTGAGTAGCCACTTACGCCTGATCCTGAATATCCACTTACGCCTGTGTATCCACTTACGCCTGTGTATCCACTTACGCCAGTATAACCACTGACACCTGATGTACCACTAATACCGGTGTATCCACTAATACCGGTGTATCCACTAATACCTGATGTACCACTTGTTCCTGAGTAGCCACTGATACCTGATGTACCACTAGTACCGGTATATCCACTGATACCTGATGTACCACTTGTTCCTGAGTAGCCACTGATACCTGATGTACCACTATCTCCCGTATAACCACTTATACCAGATGTGCCACTTACTCCAGTATATCCGCTGACACCGGTATATCCACTAATTCCTGTCGTACCGCTTGTACCTGATGTGCCACTTGTACCTGAGTAGCCGCTGATGCCTGAACCTGAATAACCACTTATACCAGATGTTCCGCTTGTACCGGTGTATCCACTGACACCAGTATATCCACTAATCCCTGATGTACCACTTGTTCCAGTATAACCACTGATACCCGATGTACCACTTGTTCCAGTATAACCACTAATCCCTGATGTACCACTTGTTCCAGTATAACCACTAATCCCTGATGTGCCACTTGCCCCGGAAGTTCCTGTGTAGCCTGAAACACCAGTATAACCTGAAACACCAGTATAACCACTGATACCCGATGTACCACTAGCTCCTGTATAACCACTAATCCCTGATGTGCCACTTGCCCCGGAAGTTCCTGAATATCCAGAAGTTCCTGAATATCCCGATGTACCACTTGTTCCAGTATATCCTGATATTCCCGATGTACCACTTGCTCCGGTGTATCCTGATATACCTGATGTTCCAGTATAACCCGAAATACCACTTGCACCTGATGTACCGCTTGTCCCTGAATAACCACTAATACCAGAATATCCACTAGTACCCGATGTACCACTAGCTCCTGTATAACCTGATATACCTGATGTTCCAGTATAACCACTGACCCCAGTATAACCACTGACCCCGGTGTAACCACTGATACCAGTATACCCTGATATACCCGATGTGCCACTAGCACCGGTATAACCTGATATACCAGAATGTCCAGATGCACCAGTATATCCTGATATCCCCGATGTACCACTAGCTCCTGTATAACCTGATATACCTGATGTTCCTGTGTAACCACTGACCCCAGTATAACCACTTACGCCGGTATAACCACTGACCCCAGAATGCCCAGATGTACCGCTTGCACCAGTATAACCAGATATCCCTGAAGTACCTGATGTGCCAGTATAACCAGATATCCCCGATGTACCACTAGCTCCTGTATAACCTGATATACCTGATGTTCCTGTGTAACCACTGACCCCAGTATAACCACTGACCCCGGTGTAACCACTGATACCAGTATACCCTGATGTACCGATTGCACCAGTATAACCAGATATCCCTGAAGTACCTGATGTGCCAGTATAACCAGATATCCCCGATGTACCACTATCTCCTGTATAACCTGATATACCACTTGTGCCTGAGTATCCACTGACACCTGTATAGCCTGACGTTCCAGTATATCCTGAAGTACCTGTATATCCACTGATGCCTGATGTACCGCTTGCCCCCGTGTAACCACTGATGCCTGAATGTCCACTTATACCACTTGTTCCTGAATAGCCCGAAGTTCCTGAGTATCCCGAAGTTCCTGAAGTACCTGTATATCCACTGATGCCTGATGTACCGCTTGCCCCCGTGTAACCACTAATACCGCTAGTACCTGAATATCCTGATGTACCGGTATATCCACTCGTACCTGATGTACCTGATGTACCGGTGTATCCACTCGTACCTGATGTACCTGATGTACCACTTGTACCTGAGTATCCACTAGTACCTGATGTACCCGATGTACCCGATGTTCCAGTATATCCTGAAGTGCCTGAGTATCCACTGATTCCTGTAAAGCCTGACGTTCCAGTATATCCTGAAACACCGGTATATCCACTTGTACCTGATGTTCCGGTGTATCCACTAGTTCCTGATGTTCCTACTGCACCTGAATAACCAGTATATCCACTGTATCCGCTTGTACCTGAAACACCTGAATATCCCGATGTACCTGAAACACCACTAACACCGGTATATCCTGAAACTCCTGTGTACCCGCTGATACCACTATAACCACTTATACCTGTATATCCACTTGTACCTGATGTTCCCGACCCAACTGCTGAACTTGGATTAATCCAAGATAAATTTCCTGAACCATCAGTCTGTAATATATATCCGCTAGTTCCACCAGACATGTGTATGTTAGATGTACTACCTAATGTAACATTACTTGTGCCAGTAAAATTAACGTTACCGGATACTGTCAATGTCCCTGTACTGCTAATGTTTGCTCCACTAAGATTAGCAGTTGTGCTAATATTACCCGTTGCAGAGATTGCATTTGAAGATATATTTCCAGTGACCGTAAGATTACTACCTATGTTAGCATATCCAGTGGCTATAATATTAGCTAAATTAGAAAAACCATTTACTAATAAATTTCCACCTATTGAAGCATTACCAGATAATATAATATTAGTAACGTTAGAAATAGTAGTAGGTAGGTCAACCCATAGAGTCTGAGAGCTAGAAGTAATAGAGGTATCTTGACTACCATTAGCATCACGACCTATGCTTAGTGTGCTTGTGTGAACTTGAACGCAGGCAATGTTAGCAGTAACGATAACATTACCAGTTGGACTACTTACTGTTATACCAGCTCCAGGAGTCCTATTGATTGATGAAACCGCTGCGCCTTGTAGGCCTGAATAAATTTCTGTAAAGTTTTCTTGTACTTTTTGAAAGGCCGTTCTTATCGCATCCGCATCCGGATCGTCAGGAAACGTACCAAAGTCTATATTCTGCTGGCTCATCCTATCATTACCTCTTTATTCTAGTATTTATCGTTTTGAGATAAAGAACGCCATAGCCAAAAAAATACCCAGCTAAGCTGGGTATTTCTTATCAGTTGCTTTTACTTTATTCCTGCTAATTTCTTCCAATCAGCCACAAAATTTTCATTAACACCAGTACGCTGCCCCTGATGAGCAATCACTGGGATAGTTGTCTGACCAGTTGATTTTTGCTTATTCAAGCCACCTGAAATAACTTTAGTCATAAACGCAATATCTTGCTCAAATCCTGCATCTGTCCCTTTGCCTGGACCTCCACCAACTTGATTAGCCCATTCATTGACATTTTGAAATTCATCGTCTGTTGCAATTGCCTGATCTTCCGCTGCTTCAGCATTTTCATCAGCAGTTGTTTCTGCTGCGCCTGAATCAGGAGGATTATCTTCTGCTACATTGTAAGTCATTTGGTCTTCTGATTCTACTTCATCAACCATTTCTTTGTCATCACACTGGCAATCGCTTTCCATGTAACCACACTCATTACACTCTTCTTCATGATCTCCATGGTCGTGATCGGTATGACCTTGTTCTTCTTCGTAATCTCCATCACTACCTGACGTGTCACCGCCAGTTAATTTTTTCATTAATGCCATCATACCATCATGATCATCAACTACTTCAATACCACCTGGTGCTGTTCTAGGAGTTTCTTCACCGGGTGCGAACCCTTTGCTTTCATCTCCACCAAACAAACCTAAGCCTGCTGATTTGATTAAGCCTAACAACTGGTCGGCTTCGCCATCTTGTGCTGATACGCTTACTGAATCAGGGGAACCTTGATGACCTTTAGAGATAGAAACAGTCATACCTTCATTTACTTCTTTACCTTCTAAGATAGCAGTTAATTGCTTATCCCATGATTCAAAAGCAAATTCATCTAGTACATCGCTATCTTTGAAAGTTTGACCAAACGCTTTGAATGTATCGCCTGGCTTACGGGCTTGTTGCTTCATGTATTCACCACGACCAACTTCCATCATATCATCTTCTTCTAATCCATGAGCACCGTAACTAGCCATTGTGTCAACTACATCATGTTGTGATTCTTCACCGACATAACCTAAAATAGGTTGTTGACCATAGCACTCATCAAGACCACACTTGTAACCTTCATGATACTGTCTTGCTTCTTCCATATCATCATGGCGACAGTTATATGCTTGTTTGCTTAAACCATGTGCCTTACCTTCATGATAGGCTGCTTTTAAGTGATGGTCTCTACCTTCTTTAACAGCCTTCTTTTTCTTGTCGGCTGCAGCCTTTTTCATAGATTCTTTTGTATTGCCGTCATTGTCAATATCAGGGAAATCTGGCTTAGCGGCTTCTTTAACTGTTTTCTTTTTCATATCGTATTCAATGTCCTTAGCAACTTTTTTACCCGCACGTTCTGCTTTATTATCCTCAGCACTGCGCTTTTTACCATGTATGCTATCTTTTACTTTTTCATCATACTCAATATCTTTAGCTACTTTCTTGCCTGCTTTTTCAGCCTTATCATCTTTCTTTGCTGCTGCATCGGCTTTTTTCTTTGCTTCGCTAATAGGACTCATTAAACTGTCATTTGGAGGAATATCAGCCTCGTCAGTTTTTTTACGGAACTTACCTAAAGTTTTTGCAAGATTTGCTTGCTTTTCAGTACTAGCAGGATAATCTTCTTTATTAGATAATACTTTACTAGCAAATGAAGATGTACTCATTCCATGTGATTTTGCTTTTTTAGTGAAAGCACCTGGATGCTTGATAGCGCCTTTGATCCACTTTTCATTACCTTCTTCCATATCTTCTTCATCTAGTGGCTGAGTTGTACCAGGCTTTGTTAATTGTACTTGCCCTGTGTTAACTAAATCACCTAATTTTTTAACTTGGTCTGCTGAACCTACAGCAATAGTTTGACCTGTTTGTGTAGTCATTGTTGCAGGAGGCTTTTGTCCAGCAGGCTGGCCTGGCTTTACCATTACTTTCTGTGAAGGACTAGGTGCAGTAGCAGTTGATGTTGTGGTAGCAGTATTTTCTGCTAATACGCTTTCTACTCTTTCAACCCAATCTTTTAAACTTTTCTTTTTAGTAGCGCCTTCTTCTTTATCTTGAGGAGATTTATGTACTGTACCTTTTTTACCTGGTAATGATTTAGGCATTTTACCAATCATAACACTTTGTAGGTCTTTTGCACCAGAGTATCTATCTTTAGTATATGCTTCTCCACCTGCTTTCTTGGGACGACCACGACCACGCTTCTCTGCGCTAGAAGAGGTATCATCATCAGGATCTTGATCAGGATCACCTAACTCATCTGATGTTTTTCCATACTTACCTATTTTACCAGCAACTGGTGTGCCTCTTTTCATATTAGGCTTATCACTAAAATCACCAGTCTTACCTACACGGTATGATGGTGAATAGCTTGCTTCTTTAGCCTCATTAAGCTGAGCCATTTTTGATAATAAATCTTTCATGTCCATTTTTGTGTTCCTTATCTATTGAACTTAGCGCCAGTCGCTGGTTTATTTGGTCTAGTAATCTTACTCATTGGGCTATTGTCGCCCCTAGGATCTTGAGGTATAACTTTGAATGGATCAAATGCTGGTTGAGTTTTTTGTCCTGAATAAGGAATATCAATTTCATTATCCTTCATTTGATCTTTAATGCTTGTCAAATATGACTCGCCATATGCTTTGCTAGCCTCTTTACTGCCTGGTGCTGAACCCATTTCGTTTTTAGTCAATAATGGGCTTTCTTTCATTTGGTTAGCATACTCATCTGATTCTGTATTAATACTGTCGTTATAATCAGTATTAACTAAACGAACCATATCAACATTATATCCACACAACTGTGCTATTTGTTGAACCATTGGTTCTGTAGCTGGATATCTAAATTTACATTTGATAATAGTTACAGATTGATTGCTTAAATTAGGAAAACCATATGGATCTTTTTGAATAGGCGTGGTTGTAGGAGCACTGATATCGATAGGATCAAACTTACTTAGATTGTACTTGAATAAATCTAAGAAGTTTTTATCAACATCACCTGCAATTTTAATCGTGCAGTTATATGTATGCACACTTTCAGTAATATATTTTTTAAGGCTTTTCATTGCATGTTCCCGTATCTAGTATTTATCATTCATCATTCTTTTTAGCTGCTAGAATTTTTAACAACTCATTTCTATCAAGAGCCTTACCTTCACCTAATGGAGTATTTGCTATTTCTTCTACGGCAGGATTGGTTTTGTGGTCTAATGCAGCTTTCTTTAATTGTAATTCTATCATTTTAAGTTTCTTATTAATTTTAGCTGTCTTAGCAGTAATGGCATGATTTAACATGTTACTAGCTACGCTAAATATTTCACTGCTAAATCTGCTATCTACTTGCATACCTAAGTCCATAAGGTCTTTATAACTATTAGTAGCTAAATCAGCTAGACTGTCCATTTCAATATCAGCAACTTCTAATCCTCTTACTTGAGGTAAAGCATTTTCTATTTTTTCTAAATTAGTTAACGCTTCTTTAGTAACTTCTATTGCATTTTCAGGAATAGGTTTAGACAGAGATTCAATCTCTTCTTGTGGCAGTTCAAATAATTCTTCTAAACGTTTGGTCATAATATTATTTAGTCAGGTTTGGTTACCATTTCTAAATAAATCGGATTCAGTAATTACTCTAAATGTATATCCTTGACTTTTACAATATCCCATAGCCGCTTGCCACTTAGCATGATTTATAGCAACAACCATTCTATCTTTTGCACTGGCTGCTTTACTTTCTATAATACTTTGTTTTTTAGGTTTAATTTCTACAACTTCTGCTATTTTCTTGCCGAACTTATTTTCATAGACTACAAAAAAATCAGGAACATAGATAGTTGGTTTACCTGTGAATGGGTGTTTATATGGAATTCTTAATGCTTCACTAGCCCAGTACAGTACATTATTGTTACTGTCACAAAATGTCATAAATGTGAGTTCCCATCCTGAACGATATTTAGGAGTATGTTTTCCTATATATTTTTGAGGATTTTTAGGAGTATAAAACCCTTGTGCCCATTTCCCCATATCATTGTACTACATTTCTCGCTACAGGTTGATTGGGTCTAGGCACAACACTTACCCCATACAAAGAAGTTTTTGATTTCAAACTGTTTAGGTAATAACAAATAATTTTATTCATTTGTAATTTATTACCGCTGCCCTGTATTTCGTCTAATAAATCTAATACATTTAATCCTGTTTCAGTTGCTGCCCTAAACAAAACTGCTGTAAAATTTTGTGCTATAGTTTTAGTTTCACATACGCTAGTGAAGTATCCATATACAATATCAAATTGGTCTGCACCAACTCTTACATCAGTAGAATAAAAAGAATCAAAAATTCTAATAGTTTGATCTAAATTGGATCTGTTATCTATTATTCTAGCCACTTGTTCCACCTATATATGTTACTTGTGAACCTGCATAAGGATATTCACCAATTCCTTTGGGAGATTGTAGTGCTAGCATTGTAGGATAACCGGCGCCTGGATTAGGTGTAGATTGACCAATAGGATATAAAGTAGATAAGTTTCTATTATAATTTGGATTATTTCTTAATGCTACTGATAATCCTGCCACAGATTGCAATGCATCTGAAGTAACTAACCCTGGTGTTTTTTGATAGTTATAAGCTACATTTGGATTGTTTAACGACATATTATACCTTTCTTAATATGGACTCATAAATCCACCAGCAGGTGGAATGTAAACACTTTTTCCTGCAACAGGTCTATTATTACCTTTTGGTGTAACTGGACTTAGTATCTTATCATATGAGCCGTCTAAACCAAATCCTTGAACAATATTACTCGGAGTTTGACCATCCATAGCGCCTGCATTATAAACTACTGTTTCATATCCTAAATCCATTTGAATATCCATTGTACCACCACCTTCTGAATAATTGTAGGTATCATGATTTAATGAATTAATCATTGGATTAATTAATGTATATGCAGTAAACTTATGTTGGTTAAATCCAAATATAGTTATATTTTTGAAGAAGGGTACTTTAACTAAACTAGGATTAGGACTTTCTCCCCAATAACCCCAATTATTATTCCCAACAATATTATCTGTGTTTGTGTAAATGTTTCTATAATTATAATTAGCATCTGTGGCTGCTTGCACAGATCCACCGTTATCCGTAGTTGGTCTAGCAATTCCACCTCTAGCACCTTGAAAAACAGCACCAAAATTTGAACCATCTTTATAATAATATGTATAATATGCATCCCATAATTTGGTAATCATATTATTACTATCATCGTGAAAATTAATAGTAACAGGATTATATTTAATTTTAGTCTGTACGATTCTTTTTCTATTATATTGATTCATGTCAACAGTGTTTATTTGATAGCTAGGCAATTTAACACTTTTAACTAAAAGACCAAAATTAGCACCAGTATTTATATTCTGATCGTATGCTGTTTGGTTAACATCAAAATATACATGAAATAAAAATTTAAGTTTAGGTGCTCGTTCATAAACACCTGTTCTAAATATTTTTGCTGCGTGTTGAGCATCACGCAGATTTGCACCTGAAGCAGAATAGGATTTACCGTCATTAGGAGGACCGGGAGCCCCGGTCCTTCTTTGTAGGTTTTGCCCGTTAGAGTTAGCCATGCGTTACCTCTTAGGCTACGCTGGTAGCTGTATCTGTTGGGTTTCTCTGTTGCTGTGCAGTCTGTCCTACGCCTTCTTCGACTCCGTTGTATCCTGTTTGGATTGCGTTGTCGTATTGTATGGTTAATGCTATTCTAACGTCTTCGTTAGTACCATAGTTGACAGTGTTATAGTTAACTGATTCTAAGAAACATCCAACTAAATACCATGTTTCAAGTACTTGGGGTACTGCAACTCCATTACCACCGTCTAAAATTTCTAAAGTCATTGAAAACTTATAGTCACTTGCTGACGCAGCACTGGCTTGTTCTGCCATGTCTAATTGCTTTTGAACCTGTGCACCAACTGATCTAGATACTGCACCTGAGGCATCGTCACGAATGTTAGCAGTCATGGTCTGCCATGTATGCTTACCTGCCATGAAAATGGTAGAGTTGTATACTGGTAATGTAATCTTAGCGAACGAAAGGTTTGGTCTAGAACAATCAATAACTTGTCTTGTTAATTCAAGTCCATCATTATCACCAAAGTTAAAAAAGTTTAGACGGAATCTAAACTGTAACTTTGGCATCAACAAAGTTTGATTACCATTATTGGTATCGCTTGCTGATAGATTAACTAGTGTTTGTGAGGCTATCGCCATTTTAATTTCTCCTGTTAATATTATTTATCTTTTATTAAGGGGCATTTCTGCCCCTTAATCTTCTTATAGTGCTGCTAACTCACCTGTATTCAAAATACGAACTGGGATGTAGATGAATTCAGCTGCCTTAACAGGCTCAATCGCAACGTCTACCCAAAGCTCATTTCTATCAATTCTAGCAGGAGTGTTGTTTGACTCATCACACACAACTAGATAATCATAGATACCACGTTTTGCTTGTAAGTCAAGCATTAGTGATGTTACTGAGTTTGCAATTTGACCTCTAGTAAATGCATCGTTAGGTTCAAAGACAAACGGACGAGCCGCAATTGTCAATTGACGACGGATGTAAGCAATCAATCTTGCAACGTTAGTTCTATCCAATGCACTTGATGAGTCAAAGCTTGTCTTATTACCATAATTCAACAAGCCATTTCCTGTAAAGAATACCATTGGATTGATAAAGTTAATATATAAAACATCACGAATTCCTAATCTAGTTTTAATAACTTGGAATTCACCAGTTGTTCTATCTACATAACCAATGTTTGCTGCATTATCAATAACACCTCTTCGTGTACCTGCTGCTGCTAACCAAGGATAAGCAATATTATCATTGCGTAAGAATGTGCGTAGCATCATATGTGATGATGGAACTGCAACTTCGTTACCAGATAAATCAAATGCTATTCCACTTGGATAGAACAAGCCTAAGTAAGTATTGCGTGTTACACAACCTTCTTCACCTGTACTTGTAGCACCTGCTGCGTTTGTCGCCCATGCTTGAATATCAGTAGCATTATCAGGTAACCCTAATGGTGTGTCACCTAATATGTAACCTGTTTCACCACGATCGGCGTTTAGTACGACCATGTTAGGTTGTAGTTCAGGATAGTTAGGAGTAGCCATTAGGTTGAAGAAGTTATCTTCATCACGGATAGCTTGATTAGTATCAATTGTAGAGCGTAATGATTCTACAACCATTGCTCTCTGTGCTTTACGACCCATATATGGACTACCGTTAGACTGTAAGCCACTTGATGATACCCATGCATCTGTTTGAGTAGGTAATGTTTCTCCAGGGAAACTAGCTGAGTTAAAATAGTTAACTTTGTATTGCTTAACATTGTAACCTGAACGGCGTGTGTTGAACAATAACATTCCTACTGGATATAGACTTGAGCTTGGTGCATCTAAATCTAAATAATCACTACTTAACAAACTTGCTATTGTTGGAATAGGATCATCTGCTGGATTCGTATTATCGTTAGTTGCCCAACGAGCATCCGCAAATACTATACCAGTACTATTAACTTGATCTGTATTATCTATTAGAACCCATGTATCTGTACCATCAACTGATTGCCAACGAGAAATGACAGGATAATCTTCTAAGTTAGTAGTGTTAACCCATATATCACCATATTCCAATGCTGTTCCATCACTTTGTGTAGTTGGCTCAGTTGGACTTACTATTGGCCCAGCTGGATCAGTAGTATTACTACCTGTTGGAATTGGGAAACCATTGGAATCATAGTTAATCATTTTATAGCCTACCCAACCATCAACTGGGATATTTACCATAATATCAACTTGGTTAACAACACTGTAGAACCAATTTGTATTGTTAGCAGGAGCTGCAACAGGGGCACCTTCGTTTGCTGTATAAGTAAATTCAGACCAATTGCTTAGTTGCACCGCAAAATCTATATTTGGAGTGCCAGACACGTAAGTTACTTCAGATAAGCTTCCGCTACCTCCAATTGCTGTAACTTTTAAAACTAAGTTATTTGCAGGAGTAGCTCCCCCTAGATTAGCCCCTAAAACTGTAAGTGTGTTGCCCACAACATAACTAGTTCCGCCCGATGCTGTGATATCAACATAGTTACCACTAATTATTGAAACATTTACTACACCACTCGTACCTGCTCCACCGGTAACCGCGACGTTACTAAATGATGTTGTTATAGGAGATCCATATTTAACATTAGTATCACCGATAACAAATCCAGCTTCGGTTATCAATCCAGAAGAAACTCCTGTTGCAGCAATTACATCATCAAGAACAATCTCACCACCTTCAGTATGTGTTAATTGTATTGCACCATCAGTTGTTACACTAGCAGTAGTATAATCAATACCAGCCGCTGACCATGCTGTAACAAAATCAGTAGCATCAGTATTATCACCTAAAGACATAGTATAACCACTAGACAGGGATGTACTACCTGGAATAGAAACATAAACTGTTAAAGTATAGGGCCCGGCTGTAAATGATGGGCTAGTATTTGTGCCAGTAACTACTGTAGGACCTGTTGCATATCTTTCCCATAAAAATAAAGGACTAGGTCTTAACGTATCGTTAAATTGATATTGACCATACACTGTTCCTGCAGGAATAGCTTGACCACCGGTAGCATCTAGTGCTGCTGAAGCAGCCCAGTCACTTGTAGCTAATGATACATTTCTATTTACCCAAGATGCTATGGTAGAATCCCATTGAGAAACATATGGCTGTAGTCCAGTACCGGCTGATCCAATTTTCATCCACACCGAACCAGTAGGACGAGGATAAGTTTGTCCAGTTTGCCATAAAGGTTGTTGTGCTGAAGTTCCTGATTCCAGTAAAGGCTGATAATAGTAACCCTCAGCAATTCCCATATCGTCAAGAGCAGTACCACTGTTATTTGTGATACTGACATATTGTGGATTATCATCTATGTATTCAGTGCTTTTTCCAAATATACAAAGTTTTCCACTTCTTACAGAAGCAGACATATTTCCCCAACCCAAAGCATTGATTGCACTTGCAACTCCGGAAACTGTGCCATTACCACCTCCAGCATCAGGAACAGTAATAGTAACATTAGAACCATCGGATATAAGAAGATCAAATGTGTCGCCTGCGTTTAATACAGGATTTGAAGCGGTACCTTGAATTGTGGGCCAATCTGCTTTCCATGCAGAAGAGCCAATAAATGTCCAAGTATTGCTACTAGTCTTGTAAAAGAATTGTTTTGCAGAAGTTGGAGTCCCGGTTAGTTGATTAGCTATTACTGCGTAGTCGCCGATATTACCTATACTGTTAACAGGGGATCCAGCACTTATATAAGCTTCATCAGTAATAACAATAGGATTTTGTAGTGTAAATTGTCCAGTTGTGGCATTAAACTGATATATGCCCCAAGTTGAAGTGGTTGTATCTAACCACCATGCACCATTATCAGGGGCACCAGTTGGACGACCTGTTTGACCTACTAAACTAGCTAAATCAATATCAGCTCTTAATACATAACAACGGTTAGTGACACCCAATAATGAGTACGCTGCTAATAAGCCATATTCATTAAGTTCATAACCCTGAATAGGGGTACCTGCGGTTGTTGTATAGAAGAACGGATTGCCATATAATGTAACAAGATCACGCTGGCTTGTTACTTGATATAATTTACCTGCATTTGCTGCTGTAGTAGCAACTGCTACTCCCGTACCAGTTGGATCAGCTTTATTTTGTGCTGTTGCGACTAATACGAAAGGTACGGAACCGGTTGCGGCTGGAAGATATTGACTTTGGTCAACGATTGTAACTTCAACGCCAGGACTTGTTAATGCCATTTTATTTTTCCTTATTGTAAAATTATGAGGTTTACCACCTAGTTTGCATATTCTTATTTATTTTATTTTTTCAAAAACAGCCATTTAAGCGAACCTTCGAAGGTGAAGATATAAATACAACATGACAATAAAAAGGCCTATCTGTAATACTTGCAACAAGAATTATTGTGCTATTAATTACAAAAGGAATGACATAACTCACTACCGTAGTATTTGCGATGGGTGTGGTAAGACTAGGGCTAAGAAAAAACCTAGAATTTATAATTGGGAAAAATCAGGATACAAGAAAAAACCCACATGTGATTTATGTGGGTTTCGTAGTGTATTTCCAACGCAAATTACCGTATTTCATATTGACGGTAATTTAGAAAATATTGTATTAAGTAATTTGCGTAGCATATGTTTGAATTGTGTTGAAGTAGTAAAGAAAAAAGAAGTTACTTGGAAACGCGGTGACTTACAAGTTGACTATTGATTGAATTTTTTTATGTAGGTCATCTATTGTCCCATCATTAGCAATGATATAGTCATACTCTAATCCAACGCTACTATATTCACTAGCATGAATACCTAATTGTTCAAGATGATTTCTCCCAAGAGCCCAGCCTAAATTACCGTTTTCACCTTTATTAAAGTTTATTGCATGTGAATACCATTCAGGGTTAGCACCTCTTTCAACTCTAATAGTAATTCCACCTGCATTTTTAATAGCCCCTACCTCATTGTAGAATCTACAATCTGTTAATACAATATTATCAGCAGAAGTTCTTAATTTGTTTTCTACTGATGCTACCCAAATGTCACTATGAAATGCGTTACGGCAAACTTCTGTTCCCCAATACTGTAGAATCCATCGTGGAGTAAGATGAGGCATGCCTAATCGTTCTGCCCACCATTGATCAACTTGTTCACGCCATTCTCTGCTAGACTTGGTAGTGCCCTCTAGCATTTCACGATCCCAGTTAAATACCGCTGCTACAGCATCTTTTAGAGAAGCGGCAAAGCTTAATCTTTTATAGCCATGAAATGTAGTCAGATAATCTGCTATGGTGTCCTTGCCAGAATTTATCAACCCGGTAATTCCAATGATCATATGGTAAGCTCCTGTAAATATATATTATATTACAGGAGCTTTACAAAATAAAGTATTTAGGTTAACCTTGAATCCAAGTCAATGGCTGAGAATAGTCTTGATATTTTCTCAGATCGTCCAATAGTGCTTCTTGCAACGCTTTGGATTCAGCTTTCATCGCAGTACCATTTAAAGTAGTGCCGCCACCTGGACCAGCAATAGTACCAAATTTTTCGCGGGCTTCTCCAATGATACCTTTTAGAACTGCTAGAACATAGTCACCAATCCAAACTCCAGCACCTGGATCTTGCAATAGAACTTCAACAGGTCTTTGCACATCAGCCCAAACTAATATGCGTTCTCCAGTTCCCTTAAAATCTCTAACTACTCTAAGAACTTTAGTAACTGGATCAAAAGTATAATTGACATAACCACCAAACATTCTTGCTGCCAATTCAACATAACCGGCATAAAAATCATATGTTGCCATGCCACCGGTATAGTTATAATTTAACAAGTAAGTGTTAAGAATAGCACTTGAGAAAGGATCAAAAGATGTAGAACCAGTACCTGTTTCAAGTCCTACTGTTCTACGAAATAGTGCCCTTACATTAATAAATTCTTGAGGTAAGGTGTAAGTGTCTATGTTTTGAATAACCGTCATTAATGTATACGATTCAGCGGTAGCATTTTGTGCCCGCTGACGATATAGTTTAATGGTATAATTGAATGCAGCCTCATAATGCTGAGGATCTAGTTCAATATCTATAATACCATCACCTAATCGTAATCTTAGGTTAGTGAATAATGATTCTTTTAATTCATCTAAGTTTAGATTAGTAGGTGTGGATAATATATTTGCGGTCATTTTTTGTAATCCTGATATATGTTATTTATCAGGATTACAGGTCATTCTCTTTTCTATTCTCGCTTTTAGTTACATCAAATACACCACTTGGATAGCGACTCATCAACTTATCAACATTGCCCTCAATGACTTTATTAGGATCAAAGCCAAGCGCCCTGCAGGTGTTGATCCAGTACCACATGATATCACCTAATTCACGCTCCATATGAAATAGATTTTCCTTGGTTAGTGGCTTCCCTTGAAAAATCATTTTCTTTACGATTTCATTGAACTCACCACACTCAGAACTAAGTCCTAATGCCCCTGTAATTAACAAAGGCATATTAACTTGCGGACCATACTCCTCAATAGAGTCATCCCTATTATCAGACAATTGGTCTAACCTATTAATAAAATCTGTCAAATAATTACTAGGTCTACTAGTAACTGCCTCTACAAATTCGCTATACTTGTTTAAATCTACACTCATTTTTTATCCTTATTAAAATGCTTTTAAAATGACCATGTGTTCGTTGAACCTTCCTGTAGGAGTAACGGACACTGCCTTAATTTCTTTAAAGTATTTACGAGCAGCCGGCTTGCTACCCATAATTTCTTTGATCTGTTCTGCTGGTTTACGCAGTGTTTTACATTCACTTTGGGTAGTATCAAACCCTAATAGCGTATTACCTTTGACAGTAAAGTATTTACTATATTCGTCAGCAATGTAGTGATGAAGTTTACGCCGTGAAGTATCATAAACCCACGCTTCACTTGCACCATGTAGTTTAGTTGGGTGTAAACTTGTTAGATTAAGTTTAGTAGCCGCATCTACAAATTCACGCAAATATTTAAGTTTAGATACTTGCTTTTCAACTGGAACTGCTTTGCGTTTACGAGGAGCTTTGCTAACCTTTTTAACAGTAACATAACTACCGATTTCGCTAAGAACCAATTCAATAAACTTAATAATGTTTTTGATTTGTTGCTTACTCAAATGCATGTAACCTTGTACAAGTTGGTCATCTTTACCTTCTTGTACCTCGGTAAACTCAATGAGTTTTTTATTCCAAGTTTCAACCATGAAACTAACATGCTGAGGCAATACATTCTTTTTAGCCAATTCATCAATTGGGCGGTATGTATGTTTAGTAGGTGCACCTGCTTGAATGAAATCATCTAGCAAGCCTTCCAATTCACCTGCGGCTTCACTAGCCTTTTCCCGCATGATTTCTTGTACATTAGGCCGATTGACAGCCGGCGCCTCAGACTTAACTGGGCCACCTGTGCGGCTAGCCTCTTTGACTTCGGGTTTATAGATTGTATTCAACAACCTACCGATTTCATTGTCCAAGGTCTGTTTTTCATATTCTACTAATACTAGACCACGGAGTGTCATACGAGACAACCAACCAATCGTTGGGATGATTTCGTTGTCAGCAACACGCCTGATAGTTTTAGCTTCAGTAGTTTTGGCATTCAAGTCTAGGTACTGTGCCAAAAATTCTTTGGCGTCTTTCTTGTTATAAAATTTGTTGTACCAATTGAACGCTCGGGATAGTGCTATACCGCGATCATCCTCAGTAGGCTGAATCAGGAACGAAGGCTCTTCACCAAAATATTTGACATCTTCATCCTTGGGGGTCAGACTACGGACCAAACCAACTTCTTCTACGGCTTTCTTGCTAGCTTTCCTAACCATGATCACTCCTGTTTACGATCTATATATCAATGATACACGATCTGCCATTTATTGTCAAGCCTCGTGCATGATAAATACATATATGCCAAGACTTAGCCTCTACCGTTCCAATAAACAAAACGACTATAGATTTTTAGATAGATCCATATCGGAAATGTTAACTGTTGGTGGAACTGATTTATACATACATAAATATTTAGGTCCTACTAATCAAGGTGCAAGCGTTGATTATACTCAACCTGAGTATTCTACACTAAATCCCACTAATATACAAGACCTGTTGTTTTTAGAAAACCGTGATAGAACATACGATACTAGTATATATCGGTTGCGTGGACATTACAATGTACAAAACTTAGACTTTGATTTAAGTCAATTTGGATTGTTTTTGAATAATGACATTATCTTTATTACAGTACATTATAATGACATGATTGAACTTATAGGTAGAAAGTTAATGGTAGGTGATGTATTAGAATTGCCGCATTTACTTGATTACAACCCATTAAAAGAAACAATACCAGTAGCATTAAAAAGATTCTATCAAATAACTGATTCTAATTATGCTAGTGAAGGATTCTCTGTAACATGGTATCCCCATCTATGGCGCATTAAATGCGAGCCAATGGTTGATAGTCAAGAATTCAGTCAAATACTACAAGAGCCTATTGATCAGGATAATTATTTAGGTTTATGGGATAAAGATAAAACTTATCCACCTGGTTATATAATCACTTATGGCGACAAGAATTACGAATCAATTACAGATGTTCCTGCTGGTGTATATCCACCAAATCCAGCATATTGGCAGTTATCTACAGAACAGAATCTTAAAGATATACTTGCTACATATAACAAGAATCTTGACATTAATAATGCTGCATTACAAGAAGCCGCTAGAATCGTTCCGCAATCAGGATACAATCGTAGTAGTTTATATATTGCCCCAACATATGGTGAATATGAATCAAATGGTGTATTATCAGGAAAGAATGATCAACCTTCACCACCTATTAACTTAATTACTAGCTCAAGTGGAGAACCTACTACAGGTACAGTAGCAATGATTCGTAATCCTAATTACAAAATTGCAAGTCCTGTAGTTAAAATATCTAAAAAAGCATTACAAAGTATATGGGACATAACAGTAGATGCTATAAATGTTTCTACTCAAATTAATTTAGAGGTACTTCAATTAGCACCAAAAAGAATAGGTAATGATTCAGGACAAGTTGAAGGTGATTATATTCTTTCATTAGAGTCTAATGGCCCAGTTACTGGTCCATATGGAACTTCTGATAATACATATGCAACAGGTGATCAAAACCCAGTAGCACCCGGTTTCACTGGTACGGTAACACCACAAATGAATTACCGTGCTGATTGCGATCCTGCATTCCAATATATTGCTAGATCAAGTCCTAGAACATTCGGATATAGTGCAGGCTATTTAACAGGTACAGCAGCAGCACCAAATGGATATCCAGTTGGTACTGGTATATCATTCCCGCAAAACCCACAAGTAGGTGATTATTTCTTACGAATAGATTATTTACCACAATTATTGTATAGATGGGATGGTAAATTATGGATAAGAATTTCCGAAAATGTTAGAACAGATACAGGATTTACTGCTTCAGATAAGTCATTATTGTCCGGATTTATCAATGACTCTAATGTAACTGTATTGACAAATGGTACTACTATCGCTGAAGCACAACCATTATCTTCAATATTGCAACCTCCGTTAGATCCTATCCCACCAATTCCATAAACAAAGGTAATTCAATTGGCACAGTTTTTTTATGATAATCAGATTCGCAGATTTTTAATTCAATTTGCAAAAATATTTTCCAATTGGTATGTGACTAAAGGAAAAGATCCTGCTGGTAATACAATATATGTTAGAGTACCTATTATGTATGGCGATAGTAGCAGACAGGCTTCTACTATAATTGCTAACAACTCGGCTAGTAATTTACCATCAGCTCCATTGATAACCTATTACATAAGTGGATTAGAATATAATCAAAATAGAACTCAAAATCCTACATTCGTTGAAAAAACACAAATTCGTCAACGAGCATATAATGCTGATTCACAAACATATGAAACTACACAGGGTCAAGCATTTACTGTGGAAAGATTAATGCCAGTACCTTATACGCTAAGAGTTACTGTTGATTTTTGGACTACAAATTATAATCAAAAATTAGAAATTATTGAACAATTAGGAACATTGTTCAATCCTGGATTAGAAATTCAAAGTACAGATAACTTTTTAGATTGGACTTCTTTAAGCATAGTATATCAAGATGGATTAACATTTACTAGCCGTAGTATTCCACAAGGAACAGGAAACCCTATTGATGTTATGACTTGGAAATTCTACATGCCCATATGGTTAAGCACAACTAGTAAGCTTAAGAAAATGGGTGTTATTGAAAAAATTATCTATAGTATTTTTAGAGGAAGTACCTTACAAGATATACAAGATGATGATTTACTATTAGGCACTAGACAAAAAATTAGTCCATATGGATACCAAGTATTATTATTAGGTAATACATTACAATTATTACCTTCTAATCAACCATTTGATCCACCTAATGATGAGTTTGCTATTCCTGAAGCTCCAAATACTTCATTATATTGGACTTCTTATTTAAATGCCTATGGAGTTATAAAACCAGGTATATCACAAATATGGTTACAAAACCCATATATGGATACAGAAATTGTAGGAACAATAGTTCCTGATCCACTTGATGATAGATTTTTATTATACAACATAGACCCTGATACACTGCCACAAAATACTTTAAATCCTGTAGCCAGTATAATTAATCCACAATTAACTGGTCCTAATGCAGGCTTGCCAGGACCTATTAATGGTAGAAGATATTTAATTGTAGAGAGTGTAGGGGGCGATTCTTCTACTGTAGCTTGGGGAAATCTAAAAGCCAATGCTAATGATATAATACAATTTAATAGTAGCTTAGGAGTATGGCAAGTTGCGTTTGATTCTGAAAATACAACTTCTATTGAATATGTTACTAATTTAACTACCAACATGCAATATCGTTGGACAGATGGCAATTGGGTAAAAGCAGTTGATGGATGGTATAATGAGGGTGACTACAGTATTGTAATCTAATTAATAATATGATACAATTTGTAGATGAATAACATATCGGCTGGAATATTCTTTTACAGTAAAAACACTGGACGATTCCTGTATTTACTTAGAACTGACGCTAAGAATCCAGGTAATTGGGGTATTCCCGGTGGTAAAATAGAAAGTGATGAAACTCTATTAGACGGGTTAGAGCGAGAAAGTGTAGAAGAGGTTGGTTATTGGCCCGACAATCCTAAACTAGTACCTATTCAAAAATTTGTAAATAATAACTTTACATACCATACCTTTTTTTCTGCTATAGAAGAAGAATTTATTCCTGTATTAAATGAAGAGCATTGCGGATATGCTTGGGTAGGTGAAGGTCAATACCCCAAACCATTACATCCTGGATTGTTTAGTACAGTAAATTTTGATGTAGTACAAAAAAAATTAAACACACTAATAAAAAAGGGACTTTAAAGTCCCTTTTTTTATTTTAGCAGTTTTGCTAGAGTATCAAATCCCATTGAGCCGATAACTACACCTGCTCCCATCATCATCCAACGCCACTTTTCTAATGAACTAACCTTGTCAGTTAATGCTTTATGAGAAGCGTCATTAGTTTCTTGCAACTCTTTTATTAACTTGTGAGTTTCTTCCGCATTTTTGTCAAGGCATTCATGCACTTCCCTCAAGTCATCTTTTAATTCATTGATTTTTGTTTCAATATTATTAACTTGAACTTGAAGGACGGCAATATCAGTGTCCGATGTATTAACGGATAATGCTCTAGTATTTGCCATGATTATGCGTTATTAACTACAACGATTGGGTTAGGTTGTCCATCGTATGTATTAGCAGCGTATGCTGTGTTGAATGTAGCAATAACATCAGGATTCGCTGTAGTCAATATAGCTGTACCTGTACCTGAACCAGTTGCAGTTGCAACGAATGATACACCAGTTATGTTAGCAGAAGCACCGACTGCTGTCCAATTAGTAGTACCTACACTAAGAATTGTATAAGCTGTACCAACTGATAATGATCCAGGAGCTACTGTAACTTCAAATAGTTCTGATTGATAATTATTGACTGACTGGACATATACTGTTGCTGGTGTTGCTGTTGTTGCAGTAACACTCATTGTGTTTGGTGTTAATGCTGTATTAGCCACATTAGCGGTTGTACATTGTGCAGTTAAACCAGATGTTAAACCTGTTACTAGATATTTTTGCTTACCTTTTTGACGAACAATATATCCTGCTTCATCATTTGCATAAACATACGTATTGCCAACTGCATTTACAAGTGATGCCGGACCAGCTAAATATGCAACTTGCTGTCTTCCAGTAGTTGCAGAAGTATTTGCTGTCATTGCTAATGCAGGGCCACCAATTGATGTTGAAACAGTAAACGCAGCCGAATTAGCAATAGTCTTAACAAAATATGTTGTGCCTGCTACTAGAGTACCTATATTAGCAACAAATTGTATTGGATTGTTTGCAGATAAATTAGTAGCATCACCAGCTGACACACCAATAAAGCTACCTGATACGACAGTATTAGCCACTGTTACATCAGTGTTGCCCGTAGAAGAGACAAATCCTACATCAGCATAATTAGTAGATGTACCATTAATGTTAGCAGTACCTACTTGAATAGCAGTACCTGCTACAAAGTCAGTATCAAAATTAGTATTAGCATCACCAAATACTAATGCACTACCAGTAGATGCATAAATTGTACCTGTTCCTTGAATACCAATAGCAACTCGTGTTAATACTTGTGAGCCATAAATTGTTGTGTTACCACCAACTACACCATAACTTGCGCCAGGGTTAGTAGATGTACCACCTGATTGTGCTGTAGAATCAGGATTTTGAAAACCTGTGTCTACTACACCAACCGATACCTTCACTGTTACTGGACCAGCATTTGATAGGTTAACCTTAGTATAACTAGGATTAGCACTTGTTTCTGTAGCTGATACTGTAAAAGTATTAGCTGTTAGTACTTCTAAAATCCAATATGTTGTACCTGCTGTTAGTCCTCCTGTTGTAGTAGCAACTACAAAAGGCATTCCTGCGATAACATTTAGAGTATTTAAATTTTCACTTACTGTAACAACTTCAGTTGTACCATTTGTTGCGGTCAATGTTAACATTACCGCTTTGGCAATCTTTAAAGGGCGTCCCATTTGTTTTTCTCCTTATTATGTGTGGGTTCTAGCCACTACGCGGCGGGGACCGCATAAACTCTCACCATGAGAGTATATGAATATATTTATCTTTTTTGCGTAGTTTTAGTTGTTAGGTCCACCGGCAGATGGTGTCGCTAAAACACCAGTAGTGCCTGTATTAGGATGTGCAGCACCTAATTCTGTAATAGTAAATGGTGCAGATGTTACACCGCTTACTTCTAAAAATGATACTATATTGCCTTGACCTACAATAATACTATTCGCTACGGTATTAGCAGGAATTATTGTACTATTGGCAGTAGCCACAGTATAGGCAACTCCATATGGGTTATATCTCGCTGTTGCTCCGCTAATTGCTACTGCTGCATTTGCGGTTAATGTTAAACTTGTATTATTAGCAATTGCTTTAACAATACCAACAGTATTGCCACTAGTATTACCTATCCAAGCTCCAATATTTAACTGAGTAGTAAATGCAGTTCCTGAACCTGTAACCGTATTGCTGTTAGTAGCACAGGTTACTGTTCCAGTTAATGCAACATTTGGAAAACTAGTAGTATATTGAATAGGGCTACTAGTAGTTGATATCATTATTTTATCTGTAGCGATATTTCCTGATGTTGCTACTGCTGAACTTGCGGTATATGCGTATGATGCCATTTTCTTATTTCCTGTCTAGTATTTATCTTATAGTCTACCTATGGCGATTTCAATGATACCCTCGCCTGAGAAGTTTTCTAATGCCTTACCAATTACTGTACCTATAGTAGGACTATGTGTAGGTCGTGCATAACCATTTCCACCGCTAATCATCATATCGCCTTTACGAATTACACCTCGTACTTTACAAGGAACTCTACCTTGTAGTGCTATAGGAACTGCTATACCTTGACATGTAGCGTTCATTACATATGCAGGATTAGATGACACTACACCTGCTACTTTCATTGTTTCATCAGTAGCTAATGTGACTTCTTTATCCCCACCAAACTCTAATACAGTACCTGGTTCATAATCATAATCTGCTTCATAGTATTCTGCTAAGTCAGCGTATGTAGCATTTAATCTTGATCCTGCACTCAAAGACCAATTGCCTGTAATTGTTCCTACATTAGAATTAGCCCCTGTAGTGAGATTCGCCCCATAAAATGTTGCCACTCCTGTTCCCACTTGACCTGTGTAAGTTGGCAAATATGAAGCAACATTACTATCACCATATGTTCCTGCAAAACTAATTGCTGCACCATTAGCATAATAATAATTATCAGTCTTTATACCACCAGTTGACACATTAGCAGTCACCGAAAGACTACCTAATGTACCTACAGTGGTAATATTTCCCTGTGATGCGGTTGTTAATGTACCTGTTAATAAAGTTGCTGATAGTTGACCTGTACCTGCATCAAATGACAAATTTGCATTTGCACCTAATGCACGATTTGCAGTAGTACTACCATTTACAAACGAAACATAATACACTCCTGAACTTTGTGCGGTTACTACACCGTAATCGCTAACATTAGAGTATGCTACATTTAAATTAGTAACACGGGTAGTACTAGTTACTGTTAAAGGTGCAGTGCCTATTGCTACATTAGAAGTTAAAGTGCTGGCTACTACACTATTAGTAGCATTTACATTGTTAGCACCTACATTTCCTGTTACTGTCAGATATCCTGCTACGTTTACTCCAGTGCCAGTAGCTACAATAATATTTGCATTGCCTGCAACACTTAGTGTAATATTTCCATTGGCTGCAGGAATATTAACATTGCTATTACCATTTGCAAGCGTTCCTATAAAGTTACCACCGGTGATATTGCCAGTCCCTACAATTACTCCAGTACCAAAGCCTAAGTTACCTACATTAGCATTACCTGTTGTAGTAATAGTGTTCGCACCTGCTGCTATAATACCAATGATGTTACCACCAGTTATATTACCTGTACCAACTATAACCCCACTACCAAATCCTAAGTTACCAACGTTAGCATTACCAGTAGTACTGATTGTATTGGCACCTGCTGCTATAATACCAATGATGTTACCGCCAGTTATGTTACCTGTGCCAGTTATTACTCCAGTGCCAAAGCCTAAGTTACCTACATTAGCATTACCTGTTGTAGTAATAGTGTTCGCACCTGCTGCTATAATACCAATGATGTTACCACCAGTTATATTACCTGTAGCCGTTATATTGCTATTTGAATTTAAAAGTGTTGCTGATAAATTTCCTGTTGCGGCGTTAAAAGATATATTAGCATTAGAACCCAATGCATAGTTAGCAGTAGTATTACCATTTACAAATACTGGATAAAATGTACCTGTTGTTTGAGTTGTGACTACTTCAAAATCACTTACGTTAGCGTAATTTACATTTAAATTAGCTACGCGGGTAGTAGAAGTGACAACAATAGGAGTAGTACCTGTTGCTACATTAGAAAACAATCTAGTAGCGGTAACTATTCCAGTAGCATTAAGGTTTGCTACATTAGCATTGCCGTTAACTGTTAGTAAATTTGTAGTATAATTCCAAGTAAAATCTGCGTCACCATCTAATAAATTATTATTATTAAATTGAATAGTTGTATTAGAACCACCTGCTGCCACAGATCCTGAACCACCTACAGCCGAAATAGCTCTACCACCGCTAGTATATGTTGAGTACCCTGAAGAATTGACAGGAGTAGTTAATGAGGGATCTGAATATAATGAAAAAGTATTAGCAGTAATGACATTGGCATAGTAACTATTACCATTAACCTGAGTCATTCCCACTACACCTGTAATAGTAACTAATGCGCCTTCAGTGAAAAAGTTATCAGCCGCTGTAGTAACTACAGCAGGATTAGCTTTAGTAATATTACTAATATTTGCACTAATAGTAGATTTAGGAGTCCAACTTAAATTACCTGTTCCATCAGTTTCTAATACATAACCAATAGAACCACCGTCAATTTTAACATTGCTAACATTACCCAAAGTGATTAGTCCACCTACAGTACCACCACGATTAGTCCAATCAGACCCATTATAGGTAAGTATTTGACCATTGCCAATATTAGCACCATCAATGTCTAAATTGCCAACAGCGCCAGTTATTTGATCAAAATCAATCGCCGAGTAAGAAGTTAATACTTCAATGTTTTCATTGGGGTCAGATTTACCTATATAAAGCTGTTTAGAATCTGTTGCCCAACCAAATTCTGCTTCATCCAACTGAGGTAAATCAACGATATTACCCGATCGTTGTTGTATCTTGCTGATCTGTATTATAGCCATAAATGTAATCTTCTCAATTACATTTATTTATCACAAATATCAGATGAATTGCATGTAGTACTGTTCTACCCTATTAAACCACTTGTCTGTATAGGTATCAAAATCAGCACCTTCAAGAATAAATTCTTGATATTCATTGGCCGCTGAACACATAAAAATAACGCCTTTGCGTATTTTTGTGCCATATACTTCATTATGAGCATTAGCATATGCTGCTAACTGAACAAAATAATCTTCAATCCATTCACGCTTTTTAGGCTTGTTGGTTTGTTTGTGATCCATAATAGATTCACTACCTTCATGCAACCCTACCAAGTCTGTTGTACCAGCATAAATTTTAGGAAAATACAATGATACTTCTGTTCCCCAAAATTCATTACACTTGCTTAGTCCCTGATCAATGATTGACCTAGCCATCAGATGACTTTGAATGCTGTATGGATTACTACCAGGTTCACCTATTACACCTGTTTTGATATAGTCTTCAAGCCATTTGTGCATCCTTGTACCACGACCAGCCGCTTCAGTAGTAATCTCTTGGGCTTTGGCATGTCCTACACGCCTACGCCAATTAGCTAGTGCTTGTTTACTTTCTTCTGATTTTGTTGCATCTAATATAGTAGTAACACTAGGGAGTTTTTCTCCATCAGGTGTTGCATATTTTCTACTACCATCAACTGTGGCTCTTTCAAGGGCTTTATATTTAAATTTTTCTACTATCATATTCTAAAACTTTCGCCGCATCCGCAACGATCTTTTTCCAGAGGGTTAATAAATTCAAAACCTTCATTTAGTCCTTGTTTGGCATAATCTACGGTTAACCCTTTTAAATAAACTATATCTTTAGGGCTTACCCAAATCATTACACCTTGAGATTCATATACAGCATAGGTAGAATCAGGTTGGTCTATGAATTCTAGTGTGTAAGCTAGACCACTACATCCAGTAGTTTTCACGCCTACTTTAATTCCTAGACCTTTTCCTCTTTTTTCTAAAAAATATTTTATTTTATCGGCTGCAAACGGAGTAGCACTTATCATGTTTGCATATTAGCGGCAGCTTGGTTTGCCATTTGTTTAACAATTTGGTTATTTTGTTCTTGATCAGGTGCTTCGGGAGTACCCATATCCTTAAATACTATTTTATCTGATTGGATGTTGCTAATTATCTTATTGAGTGGTGGTTTTTTAATCATTTTGTATAGATCAGTTTTATCTAATACTATATCATATTTCTGAAGATATTGCAATAGTTCATCCGTAGTCATTTCAGGATCAGTTTTACCATTTAATAAATCGGTATGTAACTGATCCGAAACTGCAATTAATTTTACTACTAACGGGTCAATACCATCTAATTCAAAGAGGCGCATACTTACCTCTTTGCTCGTCCAACTCCACCGACAGGTTGTGGCTCAGGAGGTTCAATTTCTTCTCCCGCTTCAGCACCTAAATCAGCGCCGATATCTGCACCCATTTCTGCGCCTACATCAGCACCAATATCTGCTCCCATTTGTGCATCATCAACTGGTGGTTCATTAAAAGCCATTCCAGCTTCTTGACCAGTTAAACCATTAACTGCGGATTTTAATCCTGCCATTGACTCTTTTAAAGTAGCACTTAGCGCATCTAGCTGCTGAGATACTTGGTCATTGAATGATTGACTTTCATTAACACCAATCTCGCTTTCAATACTAGAAACTAATGCAGGTAATTCCTTAACTTGCATTTGCCCCACTTCTTCTAGCATTTTCTGAACAGTGTCTACTAAATCCTGTGCGGCTAAGTAAACTTGTGATTCTTCTATTTTCTCATTCTCTACTACAATTCTTGTAGCAGGTCTTGATGCTAATTGGTTATGATGAGTAACCAATGCCTGTTCCATAAATACTAATTTCATATAAGATGGATTAGACTGATCTTTGTAAAAATCAGGTGATTGTTTAGCCTCATTAGCTAATGAGCGTACCTTCTTTAGCATTGATTTAGTTTCATTCAATGACATTTTATTAAGGTTAAATGCCATTTTATAATTTTCTTTCAATGCTTGGGCAGCATGAACTTTGTTGTTTAAGTCGTTTAATCTCATAGTTTTTGGTTCCAAACTTTATATAGTATTTATCATATTGGCTATTTATTTTGTTCTTTCAGCAAATTGCCGTATTTGCCAAATTTTAGAATCATTAACATACCTATCAAATTCTTTTATCATAAGTTTTCTTTTTTCTTGTTCTTCTGTTAATTTAGCCAAATAAATTATTTTTGAATTCAAATCTTTAGTCTTTTTTATCAATTTCCTATGCATTTCAATTGATACATCTATACCAGTTATCATACGGTCTAAGTGAGCAATTCTGTCAGCCGTCTGAATTTTATTTCTTTTTTCAAATATGCACCAAGTCATAGCATGTTTCGCTGAAGAAAATACCAAAGAATCGTCATTGGTTTTACTATTAACTACGCAACCATGTTGATGGTTATACAATGTATAGGTGTTAAAGACCTGATACGAACCGTCATCATTTCTAAAAATAGAAATGCCACCTGATCCGTGTAAAAATTCTTTAGAAAAGAAATCATTTAATTTGGCTATAGCCTTTTTGTCATCCATGATGTACTGTAAAATATATGTTTTTTAATTCAGGAGAAGCGTCTAAAAAAGATGGAAGTTTGTTCCATTCTGTTCCGCATAATATCATAGGAACACCATCGCAATCTCCGTATAATGCGCCCAATTCTGTTACACCATCATCAAACACACTTGGGTGCTGTACATCAAAGTCAAATGTCCAACATGGATATAATTCGTTTTCTATCTGTTCAAATAAAAACCCAAAATTCTCAAAATTATCAAACCTAATTTCTATCTTAGAAGGCATGTTAATTATCTCAGGCTGTGACCTTAGTGATATGACTTGTAATACTGTATCAAAATTGCACTGAGTATTTCTTTTTTGAACCCACTCATTCAAATCTTGACCTTCATTAGGTCTAGATCGGTTTAATACTCCAGTATGTGTAATATCAAACATTGTGTAACAAGAAATTCTATAACTCATACACATATTTATAATGGTAAAAAACCCGAGAATAAATCTCGGGTTTTTGATACATTGAAACTAAAATTAGTTACTGAATGTAGCTGATGCACTACCAGTTGTAGTATTAGCAACTGAGGCTTGTGTCAATGCTGCGTTAACAGCAGCAACGATATTAGCGTTAGCACCTAATGAATTGTCGATTGCCCATGCACCTGTTGGGTACACTGCGAAAGCCAATGTGTTTGTGCTTGCATCGTTGTACTCATAGATATAAACAGTAGCTAATTGCTGAACTGTTTGTACAATGAGGTTAACTTGAGTTGTGCTGAATGATGTACCACTAGCTGCCAAAACTGTGAAATAATCTAACTTTGGACCTTGTGGCTGAACTGTTACGTTAGCTGTTACTGCATTAACTGCACCAACGGTATACGCAGGTGCGTCAAAGTTCATTACTGGTTGATAGTCACCATGTGTACGGGTGAATTGTGCCATTTTAAAATTCCTTATATTTGTTGAGACCTACTGTCCCATACAATTATTTATGCCAGTTACAAAAAATATCGGTTTTGACTATGCTCTTCCAGCCAAATTCTGTCTACTAAAGCCCATTCTATCCACAAACTTAAGCCCATTAGAAACGAATCCTTCTTGGGTTTGTGTACCATCTTGCAGGTATCCTTTTACAGGACTGGCTTCAGCGGCTTTGTTTAGTTGCTGAACTACATTCATCTTAAGATTGTATATGTCTATCCATATAGTAAATGCCCCAATTAAGCCTTCTTCGTTGGCTTGTAGATGTTCATCTATCTTAGCCCGCATCTTATCAGTCATTGGTCTAGATTTAACAAATTCCATAAATCCTTCTAGTAAATTACTTAAATCTCCTTGAACGATTCGTTTATTAACATAAACTGTAAACAACTGATTAAATGTATTTCTAGCCTGAGGGGCAGTATTCATTAACTGTTGAACTGCTTGACCATATTTTGCTATATCTTGTTTGGCTTTTGCTAATAATTTTTGATCCAACTTTAAGTTAGGAGTGACAGGCATCTTACTAGGAATGATAGCAACATTGCTGTTGTTCTTAAGTTGTCCTATTGTCCCGTCTAGTGGTACAGCAGAATCAGTGTTAGGTGCTTCAGGTTCTATATACTGATGTACTGCAATGCCAGCAGTTTTGCCTGCCATTAATTTACCAGTTTCACTATCAACATCCACGGTATATGTTATACCATTAGGATTGGCTTTAAATTTATACAAACCATTGTTATCTGTTAATGGTTGGCTGAATAGTAAATCTCCCCAATAATATCCTTGGGTACCTGCGCTTGCCTTTTCTAAACCGGGCCATATTTCAGCTATTAGTTTATGCAAATCAGAACGATCTACTTCACGGGCTAAATCATATTCTCTGAATTGTTGAGGACTATAAACTTGTCTGCCTGTACCGTCTTTTTTATTAAACATATGCTTGTCCATGATGCTAAATCTACCTTTAGAATCACGGCCAAATATAAGCGCAGGGTACCCATCCCACTTAATAGTAACAGTTTTTGGATTTGAAACTGTTTTTACGATTGCATCTACTGCTCTTTGAGCACCCTGAACATCTCCCAAAAATATCAAATCTTCAGGATGGTCCAAGTGCCCTTTATCTTCTGTCAACGGAGGTATAGATAAAGTCTCTAACTTATTTCTAAGAGAGGCTAAAGACTCGGAAAGATTCATTTTTGACCCCAGTATTTTACTGGTTTCTTTTTACTTTCTGTTACTCGTGATGCCCATGAATCACTTGGAGCATTACTAGCCGGTGCTGCTGGTTTTGCTGCTGCAGGACTACTAGCGGGTTGCTGAGTAGGTTGAGGTTGATTAGATTGTTGCGGCGGTGTATCTTGGGAATATGAGACAGCATACAAATCATTTGCTAATTTTGTAAGTGCTGCTTTGCCTTTGTCTTTACTATATGTATCCTCTACATTTTTAATTAAACTCATAATATGTTTAACTGAATTGGCATCACCAAAACTAGTGCCAGTCATATATTGTTTAACCCATTTTGTCAAAAATTGAGATATAGTTTCTGCGCCTGCTGCGGGTTGATTTGGATTAGTAGGACTGGCTGTGTGAGCTTGTCCGGTTGGTGTCTGTGTAACCGTACCACCGGTGCTAGACGAAGATGCCGGGCTTGTTCCAGCAGGGGCTGTAGAAGGAGTACCTCCTCCTAATTGATTTACCATGCTTCCCCAAGGATCTTCATTTATAATGCTTTCAAAAATTGCATTTAATTTATCATAAGTAGAACTTTCACTAAACCCTGCTCGGCGCATTTGTGCAATCTGTGCAGGGGTCCTTTTGTCTGCTGCAAAAGTCTTTTTGTTTGGTGGAGGCATGTTAGCCACCCGTTTATCCCTAGCTACATTGTTCTGCATAGACTTTACTTGCATGGCATGTATTGGAGTATTGCCAATGGTAGGTCTACTTGGAGGCGCTGTAGTAG